AAAACAAAAAATAATAGAAAAAAGCAAATAAAAGCAAAAAAACAACAAAAAAGACGAACAATAAAGAAGAACCACAAAAAATAAGTATTTAAATAAACTATACAATGGATGAAAATTTGATACAAGTAAATTTTCAACCCGAGAATATTGATAAAAAACAGATGAAAATAATGATATTTTTAATGAATGCCTTAGAAAAGGGGTGGTCTGTTAAAAAACAAAATGAGAAATATATATTCTCAAAAAAACATGAAGGAAAAAAGAAATATTTGGATGAAAATTATTTAGATGAGTTTCTTCGATCCAATTTCGATATGCCTACGATAAACACATAATGTAAACCACTCACAAAATAATAATCAAAACACCCAACTCTTATATGGTTACAAAACAAATAAAATGATAAAAAACGAAAAAAATAAAACGAAAAATAAAAACAAATAAACAATCCCATTGTTTAGGCATATACCGATTGTATTCCAATTAAATACAAATTATATTTAGCAATTAATAATTAATTCATTTTATTTAGTTATTAATTAATTTGCCCAGTTAATTACTTAAATACGTAACAAGAGTAATAATATTTGTAAAAATATGCTTTCATAAAAAAAGTATATATTTAATTAATTCCCGAAATTATTTTCTACAGCAACATTATATAACAGAATGGCTGGAGCACTCATGCAACTCGTCGCCTATGGCGCCCAAGACGTTTTTCTTACCGGTACCCCCGAAATTACTTTCTGGAAGGTGTCTTACAGACGCCATACCAACTTCGCCATGGAGTCTATTGAACAGACTTTCTCTGGCCAGGCCGATTTCGGTCGCCGTGTGACCTGCACAATCAGCCGTAATGGTGATTTGTGCTACCGCACTTACCTTCAGGTTACTCTCCCTGAGATCAACCAGAGCATGGGTGATTCCGTCTATGCCCGTTGGTTAGATTTCCCCGGTGAGCAGCTCATCGCCCAGGTTGAGGTCGAGATTGGTGGTCAACGTATTGACCGTCAGTACGGTGACTGGATGCACATCTGGAATCAACTCACTATGTCTTCCGAGCAACAGAAGGGTTACCACCAGATGATTGGTAACACCACCCAGCTCACTTACGTGACTGATCCTTCTTTCGCCGATATCTCTGGTCCTTGTTCCGCCGCCGGTGGACCTTCCCAGGTGTGTGCCCCTCGCAAGGCCCTTCCTGAGACCACCCTCTACATTCCCCTTCTTTTCTGGTTTTGCCGCAACCCCGGACTTGCCCTTCCCCTTATTGCCCTTCAATACCACGAGGTCAAGATCAACATTGACTTCCGTCCTATTGGTGAGTGCTTGTGGGCCGTAAAGGACCTTTCCGCCGCCTCTGCCACTCAATCTGTGTCCCAGGCTTACCAGCAATCCCTTGTTGCCGCCTCTCTCTACATCGACTATATCTTCCTTGATACCGATGAGCGCAGAAAGATGGCCCAGAACCCCCACGAGTACCTTATTGAGCAGCTTCAGTTCACTGGTGACGAGTCTGTCGGTTCTTCCAGTAACAAGATCAAGCTCAATTTCAACCACCCCTGTAAGGAGCTTATCTGGGTTGTCCAGCCTGATGCAAACGTAGATTACTGTGCCTCTCTTGAGGGTGGCCAGACTCTATTCAAGACTCTTGGTGCCCAACCTTTCAACTATACTGATGCTATCGATGCTCTCCCCAACGCCGTCCACGCCTTCGGTGGACCTACCGAGACTTCTGGTGCTAATGCCTTCATCACTTCCGGTGGTCTTTTCCAGGACCCTGGTGCTGATTCCAGTAACGCCGGTCTTGCCTGGGGTGGTGCTAGCTCCATGCACCCTACCAGTGATGCCGAGGGTTCATATGTGTCTGATGCCGGAACATTCGTTCTTGCCGAGACTGCCCTCGACATGCATTGCTGGGGTGAGAACCCTGTCGTCACTGCCAAGCTTCAGCTTAATGGCCAGGACCGTTTCTCCGAGCGTGAGGGTTCTTACTTCGACGTTGTCCAGCCTTTCCAGCACCACACCCGTGCCCCCGATGCTGGTATCAACACCTACTCCTTCGCCCTTCGCCCCGAGGAGCACCAGCCTTCTGGAAGCTGCAATTTCTCCCGCATCGATAACGCCACCCTTCAGCTTGTCCTTTCCTCCGCCACTGTCGGTGGAACCGCAACTGCTAAGGTCCGTGTCTATGCTACCAGTTACAACGTGTTGAGAGTCATGTCAGGAATGGCGGGAGTAGCTTACTCCAATTAAATTCACTGCATTTTGGTGTGTGTGTATTTTAACTCTGTGTTTAAAAATGTAATATTTGTATAATTTCAAAATTAGTAATTATACAAATTCAATAAAATAGTTCTACTGTTTCTACCGTCTTTTCGGGTATATTGTTCATCCAATATTCTATTTGTTGGTACAATGCATTGATACGCGTATTCCATTCATTACTCTTACTCTTTGGTATATTCAAAATTCCATATCCATTTAATCTCCAACACGATGTTACTTTTTTTCCTTCTTGGTTCACATATGCGTCTGGATTGAATCGAATGAATATTATTGGTCTATGTCCAATATCTTGCGAAATTTCCATCGTCCGTTTGTTATGACACGAGCAATCATAACTATTATGTTTATTTTCGTCAATCTCGATAATGATTACATGACTGCCCAATTCTAACAATAAGTCGGGGCGACGCAATGAACAACCGTCTTGTATTCGTTTATCTGTTACCCATCCGAAATCTGGGAATTTATCGATAACACGTTGAACAACGTCATTTTCCTTTGTTTTGTAATTACGTGATACTTGGATTTCAGGACATAAATGAATACAACACGGGAGGCAATATCCGTCATATTTTATTATACCTCTGGTTTCACATAATGGTGCTTTACATAGAGCATTTCCACCGCATATTTTGCAACGAGATTTGTATTTATCATGTATACAATATAGATTTCCTCCACATTCTAGACAATTTTGCCGGTTCTTGTTATGCTCGCAGATTGCTGCTCCATTACATTCTATACATCTTCGTCTACGTTTTCCATGCTCGCAAATAGATGTACCACCACAGGGCACACAGTTTTCTTTTTCACTTCCGTGTGGACACAAGTCGTTGCCTCCACACTCCTTACACCGAGTCTTTCTCTTCAAATGTTCGCAAATGCCTGCCCCCTTACACTCTACGCAATGAAACCGTCGCCGATTGTGAATACATTTTGGATTTGGTCCTCCCATTTATATAATGTTCAAATATATATCCATTCTATTTTCAATTTTATGCTTATTCATGTGAAAACCCGTTTTTTTCAAATTATACCTTTTATTATTATTCTTTTAGCATTTCGGGAGTTGCTTTATATTTTGTGAACTTCTTTATTATGCGATAAATATTTATTCAGTTGTTCCTGCGTGGCCTGTAATTTATTTTTAGTTATATAATGTGTTCATTAGGTATTATACCATTTTAATTGTGTGAATAAGGAATCAATTTCATAGTTTGCTATATAACATTCAGTATTTGATAATCCATATCCAATAATAATTTGATCATCTTTAATAACAAAACTTTTACAAAATTCATTTTGATGATTATCAAATGAGAAAAATTCGGAATATTTTTTTATATTCATATCACTATCAAATATCGCAAATATATGTTTGTGACTGAAATACCATTTATTATTATGTTTATTAAAATTTTTTTTACATAAAATAAACCATATTTCATCATTTATTGATACACCAGTAGTAGCACTTGTTATATCTTGAAACAATTGAGGGATATTATATTTTATTGTATCAATTACTAATTGTCGATTCGTATAATCTATTTTACCGATTTGTAAAGGAAACCATTTATAAACGATTGATAATTCATTATTATACTGAAAAAAACTAATATTATTAATGGGATTTTTGTTACAATATTTGGTCTGATTGATGTAATTAACATTAATTGTATCATTACGAATAATCATTTCATTACTTGAAATATAAAATCGGTTCGATTGTTTATTAAATAAATCTACAATATAATAAATTGAATCGTCGCACTGAATTAATCTTAAATTATTAGCTGTAGTATTATCAAAATTATAAAAAACTTCTTCTTTATGATTCTCTAAATGAAAATCAATTGTTGATTGACTATATAAACATTGTTTTTCAATAGCACTATATACTTTGACGCCATCATGATAATAATGATGAATGTATTCTAAATGAATAACTATTTCATTATTTTTAATATAAATGATGGGTATTGAAGCATTATAAATGAAATCGGCATCATTTATATTTTTCGATACATTCTGTTTTTTTACGGACATAAGGGTTGGGTAATGGAAGCTATCTAAACTCTCCCATAACATACCATAATGAAGAGTATTTTGCGTGTCTTGTTGTTCACTTCTATATTCTATATACTCTTGTAAAATTGGTATGGTATCTTTTATAATACCACTGCAACCAAATGTTAATATTAAACTATTAATTTCAATTTCATTAAAAATGGTTCCCAATAAGGTTGGACCTGAAATAGCCAACGCATTTAATGAATAAACATTATATCTACAATACTCAATTATTTTTTGGATTGCTTGTTTTAAAATATTATTATTAGGATACGTAACCATCAATGCTTGGTAAATTCCATTAATATCCATTTTTCGATCTTTCACCCAGTATTCTTTATCGGTCAATTGAATTAATTTAAAATGATTAACACATCTGTATTTAATATCTAAATAAATACCGCCGCGAATATATAAAACACAATATCTCCATAAATCCGCTTTATATGCACCTGGCTTTAATTTATCAAATGCCCAAACTGTTTCTTCATCAAAATGTGTTTGAATGAAATCTCTGCACATTTGATCATCGTATAAATAATAACTAAACTCTGGATTATCTTTTTTTAATGATTCGCAATTTTCTCGCATTTTATCAGGTAATTCTAATGAATGCCATGTTTGAAAAATATTTAATGGGATAAGAGAATAAATTTGTGGTTGAATCGGTTTTGATTGTTTTTCAGGTTTTATATTCGTATTATTACTACGATAATGTAATCTAAACATTATATATATTGTAACAAATATTTCATGAATATTTAACGAATATTTGTTTGTTTAATGAAAATCTATATAAATAATTGTTTTTTATACATGGTATAAACATGTCTCTACGAACATATCAGGCAGGAAATCTACATACCCAAAATGATCTATTAATGAATTGTTTAATGGAATTCTACAAGGATAAAACCCGCCTCGATAATATGATGAATATTATAAATGGTGAATCAAAAATATCATTAAGAATCGTCGATTGGTTTGTTACAAATTATGCGAAAAAGTATTATACGATTTACGAATTACCATCTCAACGACAAGGTAGTGATTTGAAAATGCGTTTCAAAGTATACAACGACTACAAACTCAAATTAAAGGCATATTCAAAGAAAAGATTTGACCCATTTTGTAGATGGGAGCGTATCACCATTCCTTATAATGATAATAGTTGCATGGAGACAACAATTGGACAATTAAATTTTTTCAAATGGGCAATTGAGAATAAAATCATCGAGTATATAGAGAATAACTACGATGATATTGAAAAAGATATGAATGAACGCAATAGTATTTCAAAAAAGAAAAAAGATGATAGTGAACTTACAACATCGAATATTACAATTTCGGCAGATGTTAATAAAACGCGTAAAAAACGAGAAGAACTATCCGTTTCTGCGTGTAAATGTATTAAAAAAGAGAATGTTAAAATTATTGTTTCTTTTAATTAATGATTGGTTTTATAATATCATCAATTGTAAAAAACATATTATTCACCGAGTATTTAAGTTTCTCATCATCTAGATGTCTATTATTTACGTGGGGATTTATTTCCGTCAAATCCATATTACATAATGTCTTTTTTCTCATTAGATTATGCAATAACAATATTCCAGGACTTTTATTGATGCCGTATCCTACTGGTGTACCGGTATGTGGTATAACGGATGGGTCAAAACTATCAACATCAAGTGATAGATGAAATGGACTGTCTCCTAGAAATTTGTTTAATATGGTATAACATCCCATAGGATTCGCGTTAATATCTTGACTTAAAAAGTATTTGATATTGTGTTTGTAGATAAGTTCTTGTTCGAAATCGTCGAGCGATCGTAGTCCCACATAGAATAGTCGGTCAAATGGGAGATAATTTTTAATAAATGAAAGTTCGGTATGACTATCTAATCCTGTTAAATATGCGAGAGGCATTCCGTGAAAGTGTTTGCTCTCCGATGCGTCATATGTATTTATATCGGCGTGTGCGTCGACCCAAACTACTTTACAATCGGGGAAACTATTCAATGTATATGCTACAGTCGCCAAAGACATAGAATGGTCTCCTCCAATATTCATTCGAAACTGTTGGGAACCCAGTTCTTGATTGGCTTTATATAAATTTCGAAACTGTTGGGCTCCCAGATCTTGATTGGCTTTATATAAATTTCGAATATTTTCGAAAAAGTGGTCATTATTATTAATACAATCCACTTGTTTTATAAGAAACTTACCGGGATAATTCTTCACCAAATGTTTCGTATACATTTCTGCGCCTTTTTCAACCCCCTTTAATTTTTGTCCAAGATTGTGTGGAAAGCGAATAATATGTATCATATAATAAACGTTTTGATATTATATCGAGTATTTTATCTAATAACTAAAAATAAAAATATTTCCTAAAAAATATAAAAAATTCTCTATATATACATATATTATGATTTCGAATAAATTAACCATCAAACGCGTTTTTTCTATTATCAAGGATGCTTTTCATTCAAAGTCCCCGATTTACATTTTAGGTAGATGGGGACTTCATACAAAGGATAAGGTGAATATGAAAGCAGACTTTGCGAATGAAGACCATTGTGGTACGTGTGCGCATTTTGTGACGCGCGATAAAAAACAATAATTATATATTTTGTAAAACCCCTAATATCAAGCATATATATAATATATTCATGCTATCTAGTATTTTTTATAAACCCAAACCATCAAAATCCGAAGAAAAAAAAAAAGAAATATCCAAAATATTATTTTTTGCTGAAGTGAGTGACCAAACATTAGAAGACATTTTCACAACTTCATTTTAAACCCTATCCCATATTTCATCAACCAAACCGTATTTCATACATGTGTCTACATTCCACCATAGATCATGTTTCAAAATATCACGCAATTGTTTCTTGGGAATATCCGCGTGTTGTTTATAAATATCGAGAATTTTATCCATAAGTGCCTTGTTATTTTCAAAATCATCTTCGAGTTCTTGCATTTTTCCCCAAGAACCCGACGACAACTGGTGAATAAGCATATGTGCGTTAGGTCGAATATAACGCTTTACGCCAGCCACACTCATAAGTGTTCCAGCAGATGCTGTAGCACCTTCAATAATGGTATGTACAGGAACCTTACATGATTTCATTACATCGATCGCAGTAAGGGCGTCAAATACACACCCACCGAAAGAATTAATATGAATATAAATAGGAATAGGGTCGCAGCATAGTTTGTGTGCTAGCACAATATTATCAATTTCGCATTTACGAATAAATTCAATAAGTGCGAAAATATTATCTCTATCAACCTCGGCGTGAAAATAAATATGATTGTTATCTTTGGTAATTTTTTTCATATTACCTGAACAAGTATCCAATGTATCATCATCATCTTCATCATCTGAATCACTATTCTTCGTGAGAATAATTTTAGTAGTCTTCTTATTACCACGAGTATTGATTGCTCTGGGTTGATATTTAAACATTTTATATAAGTGCTATAATTACTTATATAAAGCGAGGTGTTAAATAAATCAATTTTACAAACAAATGACGTTAAAAAACTAACAATATAGTGTATATATGATTCCAATTAGCAATCTAATTTTTGTATTTCTTGTGGTTTTAATAATAGACCGCGATTTAGCATCTAATTTTTATCCTTTTATTTTTATCCAGTCAGTTGTAGGAATATTTATCGCAATAGCATTGTATTTTTATAAACCTGCTCGCAAACTCTTTATTCAAATATTCCCATATTCTGTTACTGCGAATGCGAAATCGAATAATGAGAAAATGATGTTTTATTTAGGCATCATATTAATTAAACTGGTTTCACTCATAATTTGGCCGGTGAATTTATCAAGACAGGCATTTTTATACTCACTATATGTCTTTCTCGCTTATTTTGTATTTTATGGTATATGTTATCTAGTAAGAAATGGTTCAGATGATAAAACGGATACATTTGAACAATTACTAGAAAGTAACGATATAAATCTGTCTAAAATGGGCGCTGATCTCGCTCAATATCCAGATTGCGAGGCATAATCAAAGGAATATGTCTGTCGATAATGGAAGCAGCTTCTCTTGTTTTTAACTTGGGGGTAACAGCGGGTTTGGGTTCAACCAGATTAGACGAACCTATACCAAACAAATCTGATTCAATATCATTGGGATTTTCAGAAAGCTCTTGATTCGGTAATCGGCCCTGAATTAAACCGTGTCCAGCGTCCAATGTGCGAGATGATACACCGTATTGAATATTCGTTTTATATTCGATTTGCTGATTATAACCACGTTGTTCAATTGAGTAATTTCCAGGAGTATTTTTACTACGTGTAGAAGCCATTTATACTATAACTATATAAAAACCCATGTATTATTTAATTGTATTAAACACGTTAATATAACTTTCGGTAGTCTCACAAAATGATTTTTCGTCATTAAAAAAATCACATAAACATCGATGAAACACTTTGAAATTATCATAGGAAAATAGAACGGCTAAACCAATGGACCTATCCATTGAAAGCATTTTTGCCGCCGCCATATCATAAATCGTTTGATACAATTTATGATTTTTTGTCTGGTCATAAATATGGTCCATTGCTTTACCAACCGCTTTGAAATCATAGTTTAATTCATCACGTGTAACTTCGTCATAATTGGGATCTTGGTCGATATTTGGTTTCATTTTAAATATAACACGCATACATTCTCGAAATTCCTGGTCATTACCATATTCGATGTCTCGTACGTCAGTGTTGTAATTATCCATTAAAAGATTTAAATAACTAATATTTAAATCGTTTTATTTCCTAAAGTTTAAAAAGGCGGGCAAAGAAGGATTTACGTTGTGTTCCTTTCTTCGCGGTTTTACGCGCACTCTTACCTCTCTTACCTCTCTTACCAGTTTTACCACGTCTCCTTTTACCACCAACTTGTTTTTGTTCGGGTTTAGGTGAGGATCCACCGAGTTTCTTTGCGTCAAATGGAGAAGGGCTAATAGAAGTCATTATATATATACAAAAGATAATTTATACATTAAATAAAAAGGATTATACCTTGTTTCCGCCGGGGCGTTTCATATCGCAATCAGCGGGAACGCGTGTATCAGCACCACCACGAACCCAACCCTTCATAGCACTTTCTTCTACATTTAGTTTAGGGTCAGTCACACGTTGTTCCATTTCGTTATTGGTAGGGTGTAAAGTATAACCCATGAAACTTTGGGACATTACGGTCGAAGTACTCTTTTTCTCACCGACAGGTTCACCTTCTAATAATTGTAATTCTAATGTAGGGTCAACAGAACCTCTTCCTAAATAAGGAACGGTGTTAAATTGACGTTGCATAAGATTCAAACGTCCTAAATGACGTGCCTTTTCTTGGTCGAGTTTAAGTGTGGATTCACTATCAATATGATTTCCACCGACACCGCTTCCGGTATTTGAATTAGGCACAACCGCGGGTTGTTCGGTAGCGAATTTAATCTGTGATTCGCCGCTATTTTCGCTAAAATAGTTAGTGGTGGTATAGTTCGAAAAACGGCCATTTTGTAATTCCTTCTGGGTTTTAGTAGTAGCGTCATCTTCCACACGGTTCGTATTGTAAAACGTATAATTGCTATCGGAAAACATTGCTTTTATATATTTGATATATATTTTGTCTGTGAGAATAGCGTTATTTAATTTGGTAAATAACGTTATTATTTCAGTTATAAAAATAATTATTAAAAATACTACACTACAAGTCGTCTAACTTAATACATATTGTGTCTAGGGTTATTTCTAACAGCCGCAAATGCGTTTCCTTCTTTATTTGAAATCATATCTCCGTAACAAAACTGGGCAAAACTGTCTTGGTCGTTTGGAATGGTTGTATTTGCTGTGCTATAAAATTGTCGCATAGACTGTTCGAGTTGTAAATTATCATTCACATCTTGGAAAAGTTTTTTCTCAATATCCGGATGTCCTTCATTTAATAATTGAATGGTATTTTTAGTTTCTTCTAAAATAGAGTCATTTCCTTCCTTTGTATATGAAGGTTGAGCGGGTTTTTTATTAGGATTATAATCATAATCACTAATAAGTACATTTGAAAGAGGATTCGATGGTTTCGCAGTTTGAAAGTTGGTCTCAATCGTTTGTTCAGGTATTACACCTTTTTGTCCTTTACGATCGTATAATTTAACTAAATTACCGTGTTCATCTCTAAAGCCTTCGCTCCGTTTTAAATCTTCTTTTTTGTGATAAAAATACATTAAATAAATACATACAATGCTAATCACTGAAACGATAATGAGATTTATTTTGTTTGTAACAATATAGGATATGGTGGTAAGAGTCAAAACAATACGTGTAATCGCATTTAATTTTTGATTAAACGACATTGATTCTGTTGGAAAAAACTCTAAAGCATGTTCTGGACGTAATAAAATATTAGGGTCTTCTGCCCAAAATGGATGCGGAGGTTCTTTATGACTCTTCACGCTATATTGGACCGGCATTTCTACAATATCCTCATTATTTAAATCATCTAAACTATGTTCCGTTATAACATTTAATTTCTCGGGATTAATAGAATCGTTCATTTATATATATATTCTTTGCTATAAAAATATATATTTTTTATACTATAAACCGTTGAAGAATTAAGGGTCAGATTCCAGTAATAATTTGAAACAATGCATGCTAAAGCGTACCGTTTTAAATCTTCATTGGTATAATCTTTTTCTCGCATTTCTTATCTATCTGAAATGTATCGCATTTTTTCTTATCAGGAACAATTTGTAAAATACATTTTGATTTTTCACCATACACTGGTTCAGTACAACCATTTTCAATGTTTTTTTTGGTCTTACGTGTGCATCGAGAACGAAAATGTTCATATCTTTCACGGACTGTTTCATAAGACAATCCCGATTTTTTCCCCAACATCGTATTAATTAATTCGTGAAGTTTATAAATGTATCTTGAAAATGTATTGCGATTTTTCATATGTTTCATTAATAATGGAAGTTTTTTAAAGTTAGCACATAGATTGTCTCTACACTTACCACACGGTAATATATTTCTCAAATTCAGCACATAATTGCGGTAGTGTTTTTTATCGTCACACGTAGGTTTTGTAGGATAATTAAAGCTAATACTATGGAGAAAGTGCCATGCGCTTGGTCCCCAAACACTCGTCAACATACCATCATTTGAATCATAATCGACTTTTTTATATACGTGTTTTGTTTTATTCTTACATGTTTTTGTTTTATTCTTACATGTTTTTCTTTTATTAGTTTTAGTCATAAGTAATTATATTATGTCGATAAAATAATGTTTCGAAGATTATTCTAAATAATGAATCTATTAGGAAATACGCATAAAAAAATATATATTCGTATTTTATAAATATGTCCACTGTTTTTAAAAGACTTTATAATGACTTTATCAAACCCATTGATAATACTATTTTAATTGTTATCATGTCGATTATATTTTTTATAGCAGGTTATCTTGGATACAAATGGTTTGTTCAAAGTACTGTAGAAAATTTAGGAACTGCTGATTTGGCGAATGATAATAATCGCGAGGGTGATGCCGAACTCATATTCTTTTTTGCTGACTGGTGTCCCCACTGTAATCGTGCTAAACCTGAATGGGATAATTTCAAGAACAGTTTCAATAAGAAAAAGGTAGGATTATTTAACTTAACATGCACAGATGTTGATTGTTCGGAGGGAAATAGCCCATTGATACAGGAATATTCAGTTGACGGATATCCTACTGTGATTTTGAAAAAGGATGGAGAGCGCATCGATTATGACGCCAGTATTAGTGAAGACAACTTACAACAATTTATCACACAGTTTTTAGAAAACAATTAATCGTTTACTTCTAATTCATCTTGATTTTCCTCATCATCTTGATTTTCCTCATCATCTTGATTTTCCTCATCATCTTGATTTTCCTCATCATCTTGATTTTCCTCATCATCTTGATTTTCCTCATCATCTTTCTCTTTAATAAAATTATGTGACGATAAAAACTCGTTCGCATAATCTGCCCCATTATCAATAAGTTTTTTTCTATGTTCAGGTGATGTCGTGAATAACATAACTTCATCCATATTTGTAATTATATTTTTAATACATATCTGATGTTTACATTCTACGAATACTCCTTGATTTGAACGTGTTAATAAATTTCTCATAAAAACAGACATATATTCGATCAAGGATGATTTCTCATTCACACTTTGGGCTAATTCATCTTCGGTAAATTCTTTATAAATCCCTAATATCTCGTCTTTTTCTACACCTTCTAATTCTATACATTTTGAAATAGGATAATTTAGGAAAAAACCTCCATCGGCATATGCTTTTTCGCCACATATAAGGGGTTTAAATATGATTGGGAGAGCACAAGAAGCATATACTGCGTCGACCACAGTCCAATCAGGATGTGTTTTATAAGAAATTGTCTCTGTTGTAAATGAATTGATTTCAGTCACATAGACGTAGAAATCACGTTGTGTTTTATCATATAATTGCGATAAAGTAATATTCGGTGCTAAATCGACACCACACAAAAGTGGGTCTAATATTTTATGGAAAATATCGGAATTAAATGTCCCGCAATTTTCAAACACAGACAAACAGTCGTCTATATTACGCATAAATACCTGGTCCCAAGGTCGTTTTATTATATACTTATCCAACGCTTCGATATCATAACCAAGAACAAAAATTAAATTTATAATCGCTCCAGCAGATGTTCCATGAAATGTCTCAATATCGTTTATATCTATACATTTATTTAATATAAGTTCACGTATTATACCATATACAGTAAGACCAAACGTCCCACCACCCGAAATTACAATATGTTTGATTATAGGAGTTTCCATATAAATAGTTATATAAATCGTTTTTATGTAATTTTTATCATACTCTTTTATATTATAGAATGTCCTGTTTTTTATTTACCGATGATAGTGATAATGTAGAAAATGTGAATATTGACGAACTTTATGAGAAACGACAACAACGTGATTTAAGACAAGTTTCCATATTTAATAAAATATTAAATCGGATTCATAAACGTATTAAAGTAACTAGTAGAAATAAGGCAAATGAACAGCATATATGGTTTACTATTCCAGAATATATTTTTGGTGAACCCGTATATGATAAAGCCGAATGTATCGCATATGTGATCGCAAAACTCGAGACCAATAAATTCCATATTCGTTATATTCATCCAAACACTCTTTTTGTGTCTTGGTCAAATTGGATTCCCTCGTATGTTAGAAGTGAATATAAAAAACGCACTGGTGTAGTCGTTGATGAACTTGGACAAGTGATTGAAAAAAGAAATGATATGATTGTTGAAGAAGCAAACCCCAATGCCGATATTCTAAATTTACAAAATCAGAATTCTGTCCAAGATAAACAAAAAAAGACGTATAATTCCACAGACAATTATGTACCAACTGGAAAACTTATTTATAATCCCGATATGTTTAATCATATTAATAAAAAGGTTAATTAGTATAAAATTGAATTTACAATATCTATATTTTGATAAATAATCAACAAAATATGGAATATAATCTAAAGTGTATACCCCGATATAACGATATAGTCAATCGAAAGGTGGCGAGATATGTAAAACGTCAACGGAAAATATGGAAATATTATTTTGATAGAATAAATATTCCGGTCCAAGAAGGTGGTATATATACGAGTCATGCGACTATTGAACGAACCTGGTATTCATATTGTGTATGGGAAATAAAAAATGTGCCTCGTATAAAAACAATTGTAGAAAAACATACTATGGTAATAAAGAATAAAATAAATGCGTATATGTCTATATTATCAAAAGCGCCTGTATGTGACGTAATCGATTATAATATAATGTTGCGTATTATCGAGTATATATTGCGTAATTAATTGGGATTTATAATGGTTTGATAAAGTCCTTCTTTAATTGTTCGATACAATGATTACATATAAAATAATATGTTTTATGAATACGGGGGAAAGGAAAGTCGTCATTGAAAATAGAACGGTAATATTGTGTTGTAACATTTTGTTGTCCAAGATCAGCAATCACATTATTCTTACATTCTCCGCATTTTTTGTATAAATATTTCTGGATATGACGAATGACTTCATCTGGTAATGGTTTTAAATTCATTAATCTATTCTATATTATGTAATTGAGATATTTCTTCTTGGAAAAGTGAAGTCATCCAATGATAATGGGGTTTTTCTATAAAATCCACCCTATGTAGATAATATAGTATTTTTTTGTCCAAGGAATTGGATTGTAAATTATCCGAATGTATTTGTTTTAACCGCATTCTCTCTCTGTTTTTGAAATATCGAATATGATTGGGTGGAAATGTGTTCTCTATATTAGTATCTGGTATATTCAACCAGTCCAAGTTTCCGCCATTTTTATAAAACATATAAATATACAGTATTGCGATCAAATCGTCTCGTCTACCAGGGGATTTTCCAATATGAATATGTAAACTTATGAATTTAGGAGTTCCAGTAATGAACTCATTCCCGATTTCCTCGGGTAGGGGTTTCATATCATCGTCTATATAAATTTTTGATAATCCAAAATCAATTAGGTATAATGCGTTGTTTTTAATCATAAAATTGTCTGGTTTTAAATCGCAATGAATAACTCCGCATTCATGAACAAATTTTAAAATATCAATCATTTTCACCGCATTTAATAAATTCTCCTTCTTGGACACTATACGATTATCATTGTATTTTTCCAGAGAAATTTCATATAACGGCATGATTAATGTGGGATTACCCCTGTATAATCCATACCAATAGACAAAAGGTACTGAAGTAGAATGTTTAGAATTAATATAATTGAGAATTCTGGTCTCGTGTTGTAATAATTTTATAGGAGTGTCTAAGATTTCGATTTTTATCGCAACATCTTCATCATTCCGGGTATATTTTCCTCTATATACATGACCAAATTTCCCATTCCCAATCTTGGACATTATTTTATATTTATTAGCAATCATTACAAGAGTTATCCAAATTATTTATATATTATTTTAATATAGAATTAATATAAGTATGAATGAATATATATTCACGAGTTTAATCTATTTAATCATAGTATGTTTTCTTGGTCACTTAATTATAAATAATTGGTTTACTCCATCAATACGTGAAGGTGCTCGCACTCTTCCTCGTCCGGTCCTCCATCCAGAATTATATGAATCCTCTTATGAATTTAACCTTTCACCATCGTATTCGGGTCAGACTCTTAATCAAATGATTGACCAATTTATAGATAGATATTTTGATAAACGCGGTCTACCCTATACCGAAACAATACAGATGTATGTTAATAATTGTGTAAATCAGGGAAATGTGACTCCAAAAAATAAACGCAGATTAACCGACATTGGATATTATTTTTTAAATATAGTCATTCCTAATATACAAACTGACCGAAATCCAAATCCTCAACAAAATTGGCCGGCCATTAAATGGAGTGGACAGAAAACATTTAGTGTTTTGGTTCAACCTACATCCATATATTTCGGTTCAGACTATGGTGATAGTGGTAGTGGTAGTGGTAGTGGTAGTGGTAGTGGTAGTGGTGGTAATGATGATGATGATGATGATGATGATGGTGGTGGTGGTGGTAATGGTGGTAATGGTGGTGGTGATGGTAATTCTCCTAGTGGTGATGGTGGTGATAAAAAATGTGGAAATGATGAATTAAATAACTGTGGTTTAGGGTGCCCAAATAGTTGTCTTGATGGAATAATGGGGTCTTGGTATAATAAAGATGATGGTCAGGGACCTGGTGATGAAGGACCTGATGATGAAGGTCCTGGTGGTGGTGGTGGTCCTGGTAGTGGTGGTGGTGGTGGTCCTGGTAGTGGTGGTCCTGGTGGTCCTGGTGGTCCTGGTAGTGGTGGTCCTGGTACTGGTCCTGGTGGTGGATTACAATCAGCAGAAATCGACGGTTACCAAATTACAGATGAACCACAGACGAGTAACTCGACCAGTCTTAATGATAAAATCAATGCGTTTATAAAGGAGTATTTTATAGAAGCAGGCATCCATAAAAATAAACCCACACAAAAGGCAATCAACACGTTTAATATGTATTTCCAAGACAGAAGTCCAATGGATGGAATTCATATGAACAAGATGCGAGATGTGGTCTATTACATATTACAAGTAATCGTCCCCGGATTACCAACGAATTCGTTGCCGCGTTCTTATGTAATATGGAGACCAATTGTTTGGTTAAGTCTTTCGGAAAGGAGTCGGAGATAAGTGATATATAGAAAATATAAAGCGTAATCAATATAAATAGATATTAAAACATATATTTATATTGCTATAACATGAATAAAATAGAGTATGGGATGAAACTCGATTTTTCAAATGTATTGATACGTCCAAAGCGTTCAACCATTAATAGTCGTTCCGAAGTAGATTTATCCCGTGTATTTAATTTCAAATATTCGCCTTTAAAATGGTCAGGAACGCCGATTATATCAGCGAATATGGATACTACTGGTACATTTGATGTATATAAGGTTCTTTCACAACATAATATCATAACCGCACTCCATAAGTTTTATACAGTGGATGATTTTCGTAATTTTAAGGAACAATATGATGCGAACCCAGATTTTTTTATGATTTCGACTGGAATAGGAGAAGGTTCGATTGACCATTTAGTGAACGTATTCAGTGTGATAGAATGTAATTGGATTTGTGTCGATATAGCGAATGGTTATATAAGTAATTTGGTTGATTTCTGTAAGAAGGTTCGCAAAACATTTCCAGATAAGCGTATTGTGGCGGGAAACGTAGTCACACGTGAAATGGTAGAGGAACTTATTTTAGAAGGTTTAGTAGATGTGGTAAAAATTGGAATTGGTCCTGGCGCGGCGTGTACAACACGATTAAAGACGGGTGTAGGAATGCCTCAATTATCAGCAATTCTCGAATGTGCGGATGCGGCCCACGGCGTAGGTGGTCTTATTATAGGTGATGGTGGAATTACAAGTCCGGGAGATATGGCGAAAGCATTTGGAGGAGGAGCAGATTTTGTAATGGCTGGAAGTGCTTTTGCGGGTCACGACGAGAACCCTGGAGAGATTGAAGATATAAACGGTATAAAGGTGAAAAAATTTTACGGAATGAGTTCAAAACAGGCAATGAATAAACATTATGGTAAAATGGCGGAATACCGTTCATCGGAAGGACGCGAATTAAAGATAAATTACAAAGGTCCTCTAATTAAAACCATACATGATTATTTAGGTGGATTAAGAAGTGCATGTACATATATTAATGCGAGATCAATAAAACAGATGGCTAAATGCACAACTTTTATCCAAGTTTCACAACAACTAAACACGAGTTTGGTATAATATATACATTATGTATAATGAATTATTTCTCCGATTTTTTGAAATTTGGAGATAATTTTATAGATTATTTTTCAGCACCCGTATATCATTTATTAACAGTGTTGATAATATTCGCATATATGTTAATTGTAATAGGAGTCACATATATAAATCCGGATTATACGGGTTATTTAACACTGGCCTCCCAGACATTTATCGCGATTGTCTTGATATTACGGTTTAACCCCCTTCGTAAGCACATGGTATGTAGTGAAAATGACCGAACATTAGTATTAGCATCAAGTTTCTTTTTACTGTTTAATGATGAATATACGCATTTTGTAACTGATTATATGAAATCGATACCCATTGTAAATTATATGCGAAGTAAGTTGACGTTGTAAAATTGAAAGACTTTTTAAACTATTTTAGTAATTAAAAAGAGAAAACGATTAGAAAATGGAACAGTCAAACGTTTGCATACAATGCGAATATAGAGAGAGTATATGGAAGTGTAGTTCTTGTGATAATATAGTGTGTGATAATGTATCATGCTGTTTAACATTTCCTCATTATAAAAATGGTCTTCATATTGTGTGTAATATGTGTAAGGTGAGAATTGAGGGTAAGTTGAAATTGGTGGTAGATATAGACAAGTTGAAATTATTAAAACAAAAAATCCAAAAACGAAGAGTAACTCGATATTGAATTATGCGAAAAAACACAAAAATATAGTCCATATCATTGTCCTATCTTTTTGTTTTTTCTGATATAATAACGTGTTAATCTATATATTTAAGCATATACATAAAATAAAATGATTTTAATTTTAATTTTAATCTCATAATATTAAAATTAAGAATATGTTACCAGATGATTTTAATTGGGAAACATATATATCAATAAATGAAGATGTAAAACTATGTTTTCCTACAGAGGAATTGGCTACGAAACATTATTTAACAGATGGTATAAAACAAAAAAGAATGTATAAAATGAACAATGTACCAGAAGACTTTGATTGGGAAAGTTATTTAATATTAAATCCAGATGTATATAATCACTATAAAAATAAACTAGGAGCAATACATCATTTTGAACAATTTGGTTATAATGAAGGTAGACAACGTACTTTGTTAGATTCCGATATTCCCGAAGATTTCAATTGGATGATATATTTACATTATAATCCAGAACTAAAACAAGTAATAACGAGTGAGATTGAAGCAAAAAGTCATTATATAACAGTGGGAAAAGAATCGAATTTAAAATATATATATTTAGATAGTGAAATACCCGACGATTTTGATTGGGTATGTTATACTGAAATAAATACAGATTTAAAACAGAGTTTTCATTCAAAATTATTAGCACAATTTCATTATATAATTACAGGAAAGAATGAGCAACGTATATATAAATTTAACCATACACCCGATGATTTTGATATAGAATCATATCTAGCATTAAATCCAAGTATTCATGGAAAGTATAAAATAAATGAATATACAGTAAAAATACATTATGATGTTATTGGTCACCCTCAAAAATTACTATATAAATTAAATACAACCAATATACCAGTTGATTTTGATTGTGAAAAATATATAGAATTAAATCCAGATTTAAAACAAACGTGTAGCTCGGACATATTATGTAAACAACATTATATTAACTATGGTATTTATCAAAATAGAAATTTTAAAGAAAATAACAGCGACCGAAATAATAGCTTTAATAGTTACCCCTTTTTATTTCATAAATATTTATTAAATATTACTCAAGAAGAAAAAACGATTGATTATGATATTATTTTTGAAACAAAATTTGTTACTCCGTCCACAATTGTAGCCCATTTACACTGTTATAATATAAATAAGTTCAAAGAGTTTTATACAGAAGAATATATGGTTCCCATATCTGAATATTGTTCGCATATTATTATAACATATAGTATTGGTAATAATATAGTTGATTTACCGAAAAAAAATGTTACATGTATTAAAACGGATAATCGTGGTATGGATATTGGAGGAAAATATATATGTATTGATTTTTTAAAGACACGCAAATATAAATATGATTCTATCCTATTTCTCCATTCGAAAACAGACAATTATATGAGACGATTATATTGGGATCCACTAGTAAAGAATATTAGCAAAATTAATAGATATGTGATAAAAAATAAAGAGTTTGGTATGTTTGTCCCTCCTCTTATCTATATGGGTGATTACGCGACAATTGTATATAAAGATAATTTTGTAAATCCGGATAATGTGATAAGTAAATGGAACTTTGGGAATTCACTTTATATGAATGATATAGATCGCTATTTTAATTACGACCCTGCTAATTTTCTTTTTCCAGAAGGAAATTGTTTTGTAGCGACACGCGAAATTGCTGAAAATTTATACGGAAACACTAATTTATACAATCTATTAAATGATAATTTAACAATGGATGCGGTTTGGGTAAAATCATTATATGGTTCTCGTGGATTTCATATTGGTAATAATATACAAGAGATATATGATTTTTTTAAAAAAGAGTGTAACAATACAAACGTATTTTCTAATAATATTGCGTGGGGTGCTGGACATAAAGGACACGCCGATAATATGTACGAGCATAGTTATGAACGTATCGTCTTTAAAGTAGTTCAACAATTTGGACTTAAAATAAAAATAATGTCGTTAAATACAGACACCGCATATATTAAACAATTGGAAGATATAAATGATAAAATTAATAACATTATTAAGCCCATAGAATAAAATAGAGAACTCATTATTTAAAACTTGGACAATATATATATATATTGTCCAAATAATCCAATACTTGCCCATCCAAATCAAACTAAAGTGATTTTTTCTTTGTTCATTATAAAATAGTATAATACTATATTAATTATGAAATACGGTACATCTGGATTTCGTGATCATCATACTAAAATATTATCTATATCGGAACAATTAGGTACTGGAATTGCTCTACTTGCTTGTTATGACCACACATCTTTTGGAATAATGATTACCGCGTCTCATAATCATCACGAAGACAATGGTGTTAAAATAATGGATAAGAATGGACATATGGTATCAAGTGACGTAGAAGATTACCTGGAAAATTTCATCAATAATAAACAAAATAATCCTCCTCCGATTGAAGACTCTATTTTAAAATACACTGATGGAATAAAAATAGGATATGATTCACGTAAGAGTAGTCCCGAGATTTGTGAGAATATTATAAAAGGTATTCAAAAGACAAACCCTAAATTCCCTATTCAAGTATTCGCACACGTCACTACACCACAACTGCATGCTTGTTTTTCTATATTAAAAAACACATATATGTCTCATTTAAAAATACTTTCAAAAATGGTGAAATTTCCGTGTGTTCTAGATTGTGCGAATGGAATTGGAGGTAAAGTGATGAAGGTCGTTAAAAATAGCAACATTTTTCTAACAAATACTTCTTGGACAGAACATGAGAAGTTAAATGTAGAATGTAGTTCGGATTACGTGTGTACCAATCAAAAACTCCCGGCTACGCCCATGTTTTTAAAAGACCTTCCTTACTTACGTGCGTCATTAGACGGGGATGCGGACAGAATAGTGTTTTATTATTCCGAAAATGACCGTATGCACATTTTAAATGGGGATTTTATTGCCGCATTAATCATGACGTATCTGTCTAAAAAAGTCCAAGAAAGCGACGAACTCGAAATATGTTACGCCTATACAGGTTATACAAATCAGGCGTGTATCGATTATGTTAGATCCTTGCGTTTTCCACCAAAGGTCCAAGTTAAAATGATATGTTGTGCGACAGGTGTTAAACATCTACATAATAAGGCGTGTAAATACGATATTGGTGTTTATTTTGAACAAAATGGGCATGGTAATGTGATATTTAATAAAAAGCCGGGGCATTTAGGCACATTTTCACAGTTTTTCCATCCAAATATTGGAGATGGTATTATGGACTTATACGCAACCCTTTATATGTTACAAGAACTAAATATGACTTATATTCAGTGGTCTCATTTGTTTTTTCCAAATCATTCTATATTAACAAAACACGATGTCCAAGATAAGAACGTTCTAAAAACCACTGAAAATGAACTAAAATTAACGAAACCTGCCTATCTACAAAACTACGTAGATAAACAGTGTAAGGAAAATAAGTGCCGGGCGTTTGTCCGTCCATCTGGAACAGAAAACTGCGTAAGATTATATGTCGAAGGAACAGATGAATTAATGAATAAAATAGCTCATAATAAAATAGCACGGTTTATACAAAAATATATGAATAACGTTATGGTGAAAACAAGCGGACGGGATTTTTCGATCCGACACATTGACGATTCCGATATTACATCCGATTATATAAAACTTCTTGGACAATTAACCGAAATAGACAATTTAGATAAAACACAAACCTTTGAATTTCTTCGTTCTTTAGGAAAAAATCACGCTATCTTTGTAATCGAGGATTATGAGACAAATAAAATAGTCGCAACAGGAACTATTTTAATTGAGAGGAAATTAATACACAACAATGGAAAAGTTGGTCATATTGAAGACATTGTGGTTGATGAGAAATGTAGAGGATTTGGTTTGGGAAAAATAATAATAGACCATTTATCTGAATTTGCTAAAAACGCAGGTTGTTATAAATGCATATTGGATTGTAGTTCTGAAAATATGAAATTCTATGAAAAATGCGGATACATTAAGAAGGGGGTTCAAATGGGACGGTATTTTTAACGATTGTCTCTTTGATAAAGCGGACGTCTTCTTTATTCGCCGTTATATGTCTATACCATCCAGAAGGATTATACCCGTCAACATTTGTAAGTATACGTCCAGTCAATGATTTCGGCAACGTATCAATAACCTCCTTGGTTAAATTGTAGTCTAATCCTATATTATTAAAAATATAGAATTTCACCCATTTATTATCATGCTGTATTTCTGCCTTATATTCGTGTGAATTATTCATTTATATTTTTATATATATAAATATCGATTTGCGTGTTTATATATATTTACATCACATATTTATTTTATATCACTATTTCTTGGACAATAATTGTGATTCCAATATTTCTAATTGTTCCTTTGTATTAATGCCTGTGAGTTCGATCGATTTTTCACTTGGTAGATGAACCATACCAATGGGTATATTTTCGTGTGCCTTTATGATTTCAAAAATATCGGTTAAATAATATTCATGTTGAGCATTTTTATTATCAATAAATGGTAGATAATCGCGTAATAATCCAATTGTGAACATGTATACACCTGCGTTTACAATGTCGATTTCAACTTCTTCACTATCGCAATCCTTTTGTTCTACAATTTTAGAAAATTGTCCATTTGTATCTTGGACAATTCTACCGTATCCAGTTGGGTCTTGATATTGTGTAGTCATAAGAGATACCTTATCTTTTGTATCTAATGAACAAATTGTATCCGACTTTAATAATGGGACATCTCCTGATAATATAACTATTTTATGGTCTTCATCTAAATCTAATAAATGAGGTCGCACACAATGAACCGCGTGTCCAGTGCCTTGTGCTTTAGGTTGGTCAACAAATACGATTTTATCTAGCGAAACAAATTTAGAGAGAGTTTCTTCGATAACCGTTTTATATTTACCAACAACCATATATATTTTAGCAGGATTAAGGCGAAACGCGGTTTCTAATACATGAACTAACATTGGTTTTCCACATAATAAATGTAATACCTTGGGTATTTTCGAACACATTCGTTTACCTAAACCGCCAGCCAATATAACAACACTTAATCTCGACAAATTACTCATTATAATATATTATTTTATTATAAAATAGAATTATCTAATAATTATGAATAATGGACAAATATTCACATTTAATCATGAATTTTACAAAACGACATATACAGATTTAATTAATCATAATATTATAAAAAAAAAAGATATATTACAGCACTACTTACAATATGGTAAACATGAAAAACGAAGTATATGTAAGGAAGAAATGATATATAATTATAATAAAAATTTACAAGAATCTACACAAAAAATAAGAGAGTTTAAGGAAACTAAAATAAAATTTTTCAACATTTTAATAAGAACAAGTAATCGACCTAATTATTTTAAAAAATGTATTGCTAGTATTCTTAATCAAATGTATAGTAATTATCACGTATATATTTGCTATGATAAAAATGAATCATTGTCTTATCTAGATGAATATACAACAAACGATAAAATAACATACTTTCATGTGAATGATAAGTCACTCGAAAAGTATAAATTCAATCTTTATTGTAATCGATTGTTAGATAAGGTAACAAAAGGGTTCATTATCTTCATGGACGACGACAATTATTTCGTATCAAATGATGCATTCAATATTTTAAACATATCTATGAACAAATATAAAATATTAACGTGGAAATTTATAAGACCAGATAAATTAATATACAAAGAAAACTTAAATAACCCACTGGATTTAGGTGAAATTGATACATCAAATGTATGTTTTAATTCATCTATAAAAAATAATTCCAGATGGAAGGATAAACAGTATGGAGATTATAACTATTTCAAACCATTATTTGATAATTGTGATATAAAAGATAAGTTATTCCTCGATCTAGCTTTAACGTCTACACAATTTTCAGACAAGATAGGAAATTTTGGAGAAAATAATTAATAATGATATAATATAATGTGTGGTATTTCAGCGTTTATAGGTAATAAAAAAGCCTTCAAAAGAATTTTGGAGTCATTGTTACAACTACAAAATCGTGGTTATGATTCTGCTGGAATTTCTGTTTTAGAAAATGGAGAGATTGTAACCCATAAACACGCTTCTACAAACGAACATACCGCATTAGACTTATTATCAACATATGATTATGAATCAAATATCGGTATTGGACATACACGTTGGGCTACCCATGGGGCAAAAACCGATATAAATTCCCACCCGCATGTATCTTTTAATTTGAAATTTTCACTCGTCCATAATGGTATTATTGAGAATTATCAAGAAATTAAAACATTTCTAGCATCCAAAGGTATTAATAATAAATCTCAAACCGATACAGAAGTTATTGTGAATTTAATAGCACATCATTTTGAAGAATCATCTAATGTTATGGACGCCATCGAGAAAACAACAGAACAACTCACGGGAACATGGGGAATAGCTGTTTTATATAAAGATGAACCTAATAAAATATATTGTACTAGACATGGAAGTCCTTTGTTAATTGGTGTGGATGACGCAATGGCTATGGTCACCAGTGAACAAAGTGGATTTTGTAATTTATTTACAAAATATATTGTCTTAAATAATCGAGACATTTGTACAATTGAATATACAGATGATAAAATTAAAATTGTTACAAAAGACGTTTATGTAGAGAAAAATACATTAAATACCAATAATGTATTAACGCCTGCTCCTTATCCTCACTGGACAATTAAAGAGATTAACGAACAAGTCGATTCATCATTGCGTGCGATAAGTCTAGGTGGTCGATTATTATCATCGAATGAAGTGAAATTGGGTGGATTAAATGATAATGTCGACACACTTCGGGAAATAGACAATATCATTATCCTAGGGTGTGGTACATCTTATCACGCTGGTATGATCGGAGTAGTATATTTTAAAGAAATATGCGAATTTAATAGTGTTCAGTTATTCGATGGAGCAGAATTTACAAAATATGATATTCCCAAATTTGGGAATACTGCTATTATACTACTTTCCCAATCAGGAGAGACAAAAGACCTGCATCGTTGTATTAAAATAGCACAAGATACTGACCTCTTTATGATTGGTTTAGTAAATGTAGTGGATTCATTAATCGCACGTGAGGTTCATTGTGGTTGTTATTTAAATGCTGGACGTGAAGTCGCTGTAGCAAGCACAAAGGCTTACACATCACAAGTCATTCTGTTATCTATGATGGCGACATGGTTCTCGCAGATTAAAAATACACATAAATTAGCACGTATTCGTATTATTAAGGATTTAAGACAATTGTATTTAGATATTGAGAAAACGGTTTACCTTTGTGAAGAAAAAATGGATACAATTGTTCCCCTCTTTAAAAATAGGTCAAGTTGTTTCTTACTGGGAAAAAACAAAGGTGAAAGTATTGCGAGGGAGGGTGCTCTTAAAATAAAAGAAATATCTTATATCCATGCGGAAGGATATAGCACAAGTAGTTTAAAACACGGTCCATTTGCTCTTTTAGACGAAGGGTTTCCGGTTGTTTTGATTGCCCCAGAAGATGAATATTATTCCAAATCATTAAATGCTTACGAAGAAATAAAATCACGCCACGCCGAGGTTATTATGATAACGGACCATCAAGATTGTGATAAAGAAAACGCAATTATTTTACCCTACAACAAAACATTTAGGCATCTTTTGTCGATTATCCCTTTACAAATTCTAGCCTATAAATTATCACTCGATAGAGGGTTGAATCCGGATATGCCTCGTAATTTAGCAAAAGTTGTTACGGTTGAATAAATTGTTGGATATAATTCCTTACCATTTCAGTTTGGTATTTATAATCAATGACCATATTATAAAACAATATGACCATTTTACAGTTTTCATCGCGTTTAAATAATCTACTATTTTACTGATGTATAAAATTTGTGTTTTAAATAATCAAAATATGATATATACTAATGAAAATTTCTATTATTGGATTAGGATTCGTAGGTGGATCAATGAAAAAAAGTTTTGAACTTAAAGGCGCGAATGTGAAAGGATATGATAAATTCAAAAACGATACAGACAGTTTTGAAGACTGTTTGGACAGTGATATCGCATTTTTAGCACTACCTACTATTTTTGACGAGGAGAAAATGTCCTATGATCGTTCATGTATTTTGGAAGTATGTGAACGTTTGAATGATGCGAATTATTCTGGTATCGTAGTCATCAAGAGCACTGTAGAGCCGACAACAACAGTTGAATTATGTGAGAAATTTCCTAGTTTGAAATTTGTTCATAATCCCGAATTTTTAACGGCTGCTACTGCTTTCGAAGACTTTCATAATCAAAAACATATTGTATTAGGAAAAGGAACAACTGCTACAGATGAAAATATACAAGTATTATGTGATTTTTATGCTATGTATTATCCGGATGCGGAGATTTCGACATGCACTTCAACCGAATCGGAGTCTATGAAGAGTTTTGTGAATTGTTTTTATTCCGTAAAGATACAGTTTTTCAATGAATTATATGCTCTATGTAATAAAATGGGTTGTGATTATGATACGGTAAGGGATTTAATGTTAAAGAATAAATGGATAAACCCAATGCATACTGATGTGCCTGGTATTGACGGTAAAATAAGTTATGGTGGTTATTGCTTTCCCAAAGACACAAATGCGTTGTTACATCATATGAAACGTGAAGGCTGTCCTCATCTTGTATTACAAGCAACTGTCGAAGAGCGTAATATTATGCGTAATGACCACGTGAATGTGAAACTGAAAAATAAGAACGACTTCGAAGAGGGGTTTGATTAAACATAATAATTACGAATTAAATAACATTAGTTTAGAATGTTATTTAAATATATAATGTTATAAAAATATAATGTTTTCATTAAAGAAATATACCAATCATAATGATAATCATAAAATTGATATGAATATGGTTGTCGACAATAACCATAATATAATACCGAAATACGTTATCATAATAAATTTAGAAAATAAAAAAAGCTTTTATAATTTCGAAAATTTAAAAAATATGTATAAAGATTTCACAATTATCACCATTAATAACCCAAATGAAGCTATACATTTTTTCAATAAATATAAAGACACCGAAGCAAAAATATTGTTTAGAAAAATAAATTGTTTTAAAATAAAATCTCTCTTTATAAAACTGTTTTTATTAAAGCATACAGGAGGTATTTCTATAAACCCTTCCTTAAACATAACAAACCGCACATTTTCATTTTATTCGTTATTAGGAGATGAGCATTTTTTATACAACAAAATATATGAAACATTTGATACTGAAATTTGTAGCGTTTTTCCAAACAATAAATGTATTAATAGGTCATTCGAAGATTTGAAAGAAATAATTATCTCTTATAATTATGATAACTTAAATATTAATAAATATAATAATATAGAATCCACCATAATAACAAATAACAATTTGCTTAATAATTTAAAACAATTACAGGGACATTTAATAAACGATATTCTTACAATTTTCTTACACAAAAAAAATATAGGAAATATAATAAAACATTATTTGGTTGATCGAAGTTTATTACAAAAAATAAATTCATTTACACTGGTAAGTCCGCATATATTACAACCAAATATTAGTATAGTTCAAGAAAATATAAAAGAAATCCAATTACATAATCAAAATATTACGTTATTTAATGGTACTCCTTCTATTTGTTACAATAAATGTAATTATCTATTTATAAAACGTTGGGTTAGTTATAAATTAAATGAACAAGCCGCAATATTAATTGCGAGTGAAAGGTCGATATCAATTAATACGATACATAAACTAGATGAAAATTTAAAATGTATACAAGGCGAAATCCAAATAGAAAAACATTCCGAAATGAGTGATAATTATAGAAATGCGACGCATTTACTAGACGGAATAGAAGATATACGTTTATTTAATTTTCAAGATAAAATATACTGTTCTGGATCAGTCATAAAAAATAATAAAATTGGCGTGTTTTTATCAGAAACAGAAATAACTGATAATGATTTTATCATCAAAGATAAGACAATGTTCACGCCTAATTTCCATAAAAAAAACGGAACTGAAAAAAACTGGACACTTGTAGATTTAAATAATGAGTTGAAAGTAATATATATGTGGTATCCTATTACAATCTGTGATATAGATAATGAGAAACACGAAATTTCTCTGAACGAATATAAATACAATATCCCTGTATTTTTTAAAGGCGTCCGAGGAAGCACTCCGGGAATTCTTTATAGAGATGAAATATGGTTTGTTTTACATAAAACTAAGATGTTAAACAACGGTACTGGTAATTATTTTCACTTCTTAGCGGTTTTTGATTTAAATATGAATTTTAAAAGACATAGTGAATTATTCAAATTCAATAATTACCAGGTTGAATTTTGTGCTGGACTTTTAATTGAAGATGATCGATTTATCATAACATATAGTTATTTAGATAATCAAAGTTGTTTAATTACGTTGAACCATGATTATGTTAACAATAAATTATTGTGGTTTTAATGAATTTACTTTTAGTATATTATATATGATATAAATCATTTATTATTAGAACGTGTCGTTAGAACAAAACAAAACAATACAATACAATTGGTAATAATTATAACATAAATGATATGTCCAAATTAAAAATAAAAAAATTTGAAACAGATTTTGATAATTTCAAAATGATGAATGGAGTATTATTACAGGATTTTATAGTAGAATAAACTACGTTATAAACTATTTTTTTATATAATATATAATATTATATGGAATTATTACCATCAAATTTTGAATCGATTGAAGGTTGGTGTTCTGTAAAAAAAGCTTTAAAAATAATGGAGATTACCGACTTAAATACACAACTTATTGTAGAAATAGGCGTATTCGCAGGAAAAAGTCTACTTCCTTTAGCATTAAAATTAAAATCGGTGAATAATCGTGGAAAGGTAATCGGTATTGACCCATGGACAACTCAAGCTGCGTTAGAAGGAACAAATGCCCCTGAAAATGATGATTGGTGGAGTAAACTAGACTATGAATATTTTTATAAATATACACAACAATTAATGAAGACAAACAATGTCGACAATATTGTTCAATTAATGCGAAAAAAAGGAGAAGACTGTATCAATGATTTTGACGATGAAACTATTTCGATTTTACATATTGACGGAAATCACTCAGAAGAAACATCTACACAAGATGTAGATATGTGGCATATAAAAGTATGTAAAGGAGGATTTATTATATTTGACGATACTAACTGGCCAAGCACAAAAAAAGCCCAAAGATTATTACTAGAAAAGGATTTTGAAGAAAAATATGAATCACAAGAGGGAGACAAAGGTGAATGGAAATTATATCAACGCAAACAAAATTAAAAAAATATAATATTTGATATAAAATAAATATTCAAATATTATATAATGAATACTCAAAATAAACGAGTTTTGGTGACTGGTGGTGCTGGATTTATTGGGTCTAATATCGCAGAAACTCTTTTAAAACAAGGTGTAAAACATGTGCGTATTTTAGATAATCTTGTTACAGGAAAAATGGAAAATATTCAATTTTTATTGGACAAATATGATAATATTGAATTTATGCATGGTAGTATAGCAGACTTAGAAACATGTCGTAAAGCAGTAAAAGATATTGACGTAATTACAAACCAGGCTGCGTTAGGTTCGGTTCCAAGATCCGTAGCGGACCCATTACCCTCTCATATTGCTAATGTGAACGGATTTTTAAATATACTAGTCGCCGCTAAAGAAGAAGGTATTAAACGTGTAGTATACGCGTCTTCGTCAAGCGTTTATGGGGATAATCCTATACTTCCAAAAGTAGAAAAAAACACAGGAAATGTATTGTCTCCTTATGCTGCTACAAAAGCAATCGATGAAATATATGCTGGTGTTTTTTCTCGTTGTTATGGAATGGAATGTATTGGACTACGTTATTTTAATATTTTTGGTCCAAGACAAGACCCCAACGGTGCGTATGCGGCGGTTATTCCAAAATTTATTGATTTGATGCGTTCTGGAAAACAACCTAATATCAATGGTGATGGTACATTTTCCCGTGATTTTACTTATGTTGAGAATGCTGTCCAAGCCAATATATTAGGATTAACAACAGACAATGAAAAATGTTTTGGTGAAGCTATGAATATTGGTGCGGGAGGCCAATTCACTTTATTGGAATTGATCGCCATTTTGAATAAAGAGTTAGGAACAGATATTGTTCCCATTTTTGGTCCAATTAGACCAGGAGATATTCCACATAGTAATGCGGATATTTCGAAAGCACAAAATATGTTAGGATATGATCCTAAAATAAGTTTTGAAGATGGGATACATAAATTAATCACATCGTATAACTCACCTATGTCCGAATACATAAATATTGAAACAACTGATTTAAATAAATTATTAGGTCGAGATATAATTAATTTAAATAATAAAAATGCTTACGATTTTTTATATGATAAGAAAATATTAATTACGGGAGGATGTGGTTCAATTGGTAGTGAAATAGTTAGACAATTATTATACTTGGATATTCGGAAATTAGTTATAATAGATAATAGCGAATGTGGTATGTTTGATTTAAATAATGAGATTAACAAATTATTTCCGAATAATTTAGTAAAATGGTATTTACGTGATGTAACTGATATAGAACGGGTGAAAATGATATTTGAAGACGAGCGTCCAAATTTCGTATTTCACGCAGCTGCATACAAGCACGTTCCAATTATGGAAGACAATCCCCACGAAGCAATAACAGTTAACATTATTGGTACAAAGATTATAGCCGATATTGCGTTGGAATACAACGTAGATAAATTTTTATTTGTATCAACCGATAAAGCGGTTAATCCTATAAATATAATGGGAACTAGTAAACGCATATCTGAACTATATGTTATTGAATTAAATAAACAACAAAGGACCGAGTTTATTATTACACGATTTGGAAATGTATTGGGATCATCAGGGTCGGTAATTCCCACTTTTATAAAGAATATTAACGAAAATCGTAATTTACAGATTACACATAAAGATATAATTCGATATTTTATGTCTATACAAGAGGCATCGCAATTAGTGATTCAATCGATAACTATTGGTAATGGTGGACAAATATTACTATTTGATATGGGAGAACCTGTAAAAATTATAGATTTAGCTAGAAATCTTATTGAAATGTTTCCACATAACAATACATCAATTGAAATCGTTGGATTACGTCCAGGAGAAAAATTATACGAAGAATTATTATGCAAAAGTGAAGAAATACTACCAACATCCACAGAAAAGATTATGATTTTAAAACAAACTGGATATGTAGAAGAATTTGAAAAAAAATATAATTATTTAATTCAAAATTATGTAAAGATGAGTATTCCGAAATTAAAACAAACATTAAAAACTATTGTATATGAATATGTATATAACGATGAATAATGAAAGTTGGCCTCAAATGAATGATAAAATGGTGAATTCTGTGTCCGACATTCTAAAGTCGGGTAAATTAAATCAATGGAATAATCCAGCTGTAAAAGATTTCGAAAATAAATTCGCTAAACACATTGGTTCTAACTACGCAGTTGCTGTATTTAATGGAACAGTTTCTCTCGAACTTTGTGTGAAAACACTTGGATTGAAAGAAGGTGATGAAGTAATTGTTACGTCCAGAACATTTTTAGCATCTGCGTCTTGTGTTGCATGGTATGGTATTAAACCCATATTCGTCGATGTTGACGAAGACAGTCAAAATATAACTTTAGAAATGATTAAAGTTGCTATCACATCAAAAACAAAGGCAGTTATTCTTGTACATTTAGCAGGCTGGCCGTGTGATGTGAAAGAAATTTGCGAATATTGTAGAGAGAAAAATATATATACAATTGAAGACTGTGCACAAGCACACGGTGCTAAATATAACGGAAGACATGTTGGTACTTGGGGAGATATTAACGCATGGTCATTTTGTCAAGATAAAATTATCACAACCGGTGGTGAAGGTGGTATGGTGACTACCAATTGCCCTCATTTATACAAACTAGCGTGGTCTTTAAAAGACCATGGAAAAGGATATGATACTGTGTTTAATACAGAGCACCCTCCTGGATTTAGGTGGTTACACGAAAACATTGGTACAAATTGGAGAATGTTGCCGATACAGGCAGTCATTGGTAGTCACGCATTAGATGAATTAGAGGATTGGACATCGCACAGAACTCATATTGCGAGTATTTATAATAACACATTTAATGATATTGATGGTGTTCGTATAACAATCCCACCTTCGCATATAACTCACGCTTATTATAAATATTATTTTTTCATTGAATCATCTAAATTCAAAATATCACGCGATGAGATAATAAAACTGATTGAAAATGAAGGTGTTTTCGCACAAGCCGGATCGTGTGGTGAAATATACAAAGAAAATGCGCTTACACAATTCGCACCAGAAATCGATTTACCTGTATCAAAAAGGTTGTTTGAAACGGCTATTCTATTATTATGTGATCCCACAATTAGTGAAGATGTAGCAATTGAAAATGCTGGAAAAATAAAAAATATATTATTAGATAATATAGTATGAAGACAATCGCAATTTTCGGTGCGGGGGGTCATACAAAAGTGATCATTGATTTAATTATAGAATTAAATCAATATATAATTGTTGGTATATATGACGACAATAAGGAAGGTAGTTTTGAAGACATTCCTATTATAGGAAAAATAGATGGAAATGTGAATATTAATTATGATGAATATATTATTGGTATTGGAAACGATAATATACGGAAAAAGATATATGAGCAGTTTTCAAATCTAAGATGGGCGGTCTTAATTCACCCAAGAAGCATTGTTTCAAAACATTCATTGATAGACGATGGAACAGTTGTATTTGCAGGTGCGGTTATACAAACTGGTGTTAATATTGGAAAGCAGTGTATTATCAATACAAATTGTAATATCGATCATGAAAGTTATATTGCGAACTTTACCTCGATTTGTCCCGGTGTAACTATATGTGGAAACGTTGTGATTGGCGAGTTAACCTTTATCGGCGCGAATTCAACCATTATACAGGGGAAAATAATTGGGGAAAAATGTATAGTTGGCGCAGGAACAGTTGTTATACGAAATGTCGATGATAATAGTAAAATTGTAGGTAATCCTGGTAGAATTATACCCCTTTTGTAATTATAGATGGTAGTATTTTTGTAAACACTAATATATATATATATATATATTCAAATGTGTGGAATTTTATTTACTACAAAAAATTTAGATGAGTTTGATATGGAAGTCGTTTTGCAATTTTTAAAAAAAAGAGGACCTGATTCAACTTCCATAAAACGTATACAAAATTACTCATTTGTTCATACATTATTAAGTATGACCGGACCACCAACAGAACAACCCTTCTATAGTAAAGACGATAATGTAATATGTATTTTTAATGGCGAAATATATAATTTTGAAGAATTTGGAGATTATAAATCCGACGGAGAATGTTTAGTTCCTTTATATGAAAAATATGGTGTGGATTTTATAAATAAATTAGACGGGGAATTCGCAATTATATTAGTTGATTTTACTAAAAATATTTTAATATTTTCAACTGATATATTTGGTGTAAGACCTTTATGGGTGGGTTTTGATGGCGACGATTTTGGATTATCTACGTACAAATCTTGTTTAGACCGAACCGGAATAACAAACAACTACCAGGTTTTATCGAATAAAACATATACATTAGACTTAAGCACAAACAAAATTATTAACGAAATGAGAGTACATACGTTCGATTTAAATCAACATAAAACATCGTTTGATGATTGGAATAAAGCGTTCGCTCAATCAATCTACAAAAGAACAAAATACGCAAAATGTGGTGTATTTATTGGAATGAGTGGAGGATATGATAGTGGTGCAATTGCGTGTGAATTAACAAAGCAAAATATCGATTTTACTGCATACAGTATATCAAATGTGGAAGATAAAACGGTTATGGCCGAACGTGAACAACTTGTAAAGAATGCGAATTTAATAGAATTGGAAAGAGATGATTTTTTAAAAGCCCGTGATTTTTTAAAACAAAACGCAGAAGAATATTATTTAAATTTTGATAATGGAGAGAAAGATAAATATAATGAACTTATCAAACAAGATAATTATAACAAAAACACAGCGGAAACATTATTAAAAACAATTGAATTCAGAAAAACGGGCCAAACTGTAACAGATGATAATGGTGGTATTGGTTGCTCGCATATTTGTTCACTTGCTAAACAACACGGGGAAAAAATTTATTTATCAGGTAGTGGTGCTGATGAAATTTTTAGTGACTATGGATTTAACGGAGTAAAATATTTTGATCACAGCACAATTGGTGGGCATTTTCCGGATGATTTAGAAAGTGTTTTCCCTTGGAAAAATTTTTTCGGAAATGCTCAAAGAGCATATTTAATGAAAGAAGAACACGTAGCGGGGTCATATGGTATTGAAGGTAGATATCCATTTTTAGACAAATACGTTGTTCAGGAATTTTTATGGTTGACTGCGGAATTAAAAAATCGTGAATATAAGTCACCATTGGATAATTATTTAACAATGAATAAATTTCCATATGAAAAAAATCAAAAAACAGGGTTCGGATGCGGATTTGCGGGACCAAATCCAACCGGAATCAATTTTGAAACGTTAAGTGAAACCCAACGTAATGATATAAAAAAGAGAAAGGTAACTGACGTAGTGAATACTCGAATAGTAAGTTTTGATCAAATATTATTAAAACCTACAAATTCCTTTGAAAATTTTTATAATATCAATAAACAAGACATTATACATGAATATGGTAATTGTTATACAGTTAAAATAGGAATAAATCATCCAGGATTTAGATATTCGACTAAATCCAGATTTACATTGTTAGAAAATAATATACCATTACCATATCCTGTTACTAATCGTAGTTTAATAAGAGAGAAAGGTAATGGTATGTATTGTTTTTGGACTTCATGCACTTTATATTTTTCAACAATGGACAATACCGACCCAAGAACGAATGATAAAGAATATGCTATTATCAAACTAAATGATAATTTGAGAAAAATGAAATATGAAAATATTAATGATATGAATAGTAAAGAATATTATATTACTATACGCATCAAAGAATGTACAATGAATTCAGATGATTATTTCAAAATAAGAGATATATTTACACATTACAATTTCATACCAAATGTGTTAGTATGTGATAATTATGAAATTTTTATGGATTTACCTAACATTAAATTTTGTAAATTCTCGGATAATAATATATATGATAGTCGAATGATAATAAATGATGTTATGAATATTAGCATAGACGATATAAAAACACATATATTTTCTTCAAGTAATTACGATAATAATTATACCATAAAAAAGGGAAACAATCCATTAGTCACTGTTAATATTTTTTCAGTAGATAATGTACAATTTAAATATGCATTGGAAAGTGCATTAAGTCAATATAATGATTGCGTAATTAATATTATTAAAAATGAATTACCATACGACGCATTAAACGCAATGATAAATCGATGTTCCACAAAATATGCAATTCAAATGGATGAAGATATGATATTTTTTAGTACTGAATGTGTTAATAAAATGGTTAAACAAATACAAAGTGAACCGTCCGATACGTGGCATTATTGCTATTCATTAAAAGACTTAAATTTTGGAATAGGATTGGAACATCGGATTTTAGGTATGAAAATTTTCAATATAGAATTGATGAAAAAACATAATATGAAATATTCAAATGAAAATAGTTTTGCTATTGATCGTGTTATCCAAGTAAAGGCAAAAGAGCTACAATTAAAACACCCATATACAACGGAACAAATAGGATATCATCAAAAAAATCATGAACCATTTGATTTATTTTTAAGATGTGCGAAAATAGGGTTAGAGTTAAATAATAAAGTTGATATTTGGGGAACTTATGAAATAGGTATGTTTTTAAAATATATAACACAATATGATTACGAAGAACTAATACAAACCATCTATTTTATTATTAAAAAGTTTGAGAAAAATATAGATGTATTTTTTGATAAACTACAACATATCAAGATCCCTGAATATTTTATTACAAACGTACGTTCTAAAAAGGAATATCATATCGACGAAAATAAATTTCATTACATAGATGATTTAAAAAGTAAAAACAATATTTCAGAAATAGATGCTACATTTATACCAGAAAAAACAACCAAATTTTACTGTTTAATTGGATTTATATACCCTTTTTATTTTAAATTTGAATATGATGTGAATAAATATCCACTTGAATGGTTTGATAAAACTTTTGAAAATTAATATATTTGTATTTATATTAATATCCATAATATATATATTATGGATATTCAAGATTTTAAAGGAAAATCGCCTTTGTTAACCAGTTTTTACACCAAATTTCCTCATTTTAATTATCAGCAATTTATTGATGATAATGAATTGCCTTTTAAAAATGAAGAAGAATGTATTCAATATATTTTGGACAATGAGGATGATTATAAATTGCAAGAAAAAGTATTTCTACAAAAGCATAAGTTAATTAATTATTTTAATATTTTTGTAGGAATTTGTATCAATTATGTATATAGTGAGTTAATTAATTTTGATAAATATCATGTTAATAATTTAAAAAATGAAGATTTAAAAAATTATAACGATAAATTTACCTATTTATTGGTTGATGCGAGAAATTTAAATGACGGCATTAACAATGAATATAAAAGTAAAATCATTTTATATGTGAATAGTGATGTAGATGATAAATGTAAGTGTTTAATTGAAAAATATAATATTAAAAATTTTATTGTTAAAAATACAGTATTAAAACATAGTTTATTGACTATGATTACAGATTATAAGGTAATTATGGAAGATAATGATTTTGATAAATGTTTTTATGAAATTTATAATTATAAAAAAAAATATGAATTAATTCCTGAAAAAGAATTTGATGATATTTGCGATGTTGATATTGAAATTTCAGTAAAAAGTGATGAAGGTACATTGAAACTAATGATTAATGGATCGGAGTATGCCGAGAACATTGTTCCAAATGAATTAAATAAAGTTCACATCCATTTACAAAATATTAATAAAATAGATGTAAAATATTTGTCTCAAGTGTCTTTTATATCATTTAAATATCGCAAAGAAAATGAGAAAATAGAACAATTATATCTTTCTGTAAATTTATACAAATACAAAAATGATAAACGAATTCACTCATGTCATAAATTAAATGATTATAAAGATATTTACAAACCTTGTTTTTTTTATGGAATAGCAAAAGAACAGGATATAGATGCTATTTTAAACCATAAAGGAAAAAAATATGTAATATTTAGTGGAGGTGATATTGATTTATTATACCATATCAATAAAAATACAGCATACACAAATACAAGATGGAATTTTGTAAAAAAATTACACAATTTGGATGAAATATATTATATACCTCGTTCTGAATTTATGATTAATGATATGAAATTATTAAATTATAAATATACATATTATCCCTTTTATGGAGATGCTTACTCTACATATGATATAAAACCCAAAGGTAATAAAATATATTTTTATACATATCCTGATTATCAAAAATATTTATATGGACATTCCATTGTAGAAGAAATAAAAAAACGAAAACCGGAATATGAATTTATACAATTAACACACGATAACGCTTATTTACAAAACAAGGAATTTTGTGATGCAAATAATATATCTACTTGTGAAAGTAATGATGAATTGATAGAAAAATATCAGCAATGTTTTATAGCAATACGCTTGACTAATCATGATGGAATAGCCAATTCCGTATTAGAGTTAGGTTCATTAGGTATTAAAACTATTTATAATGATAGTAAGTGTCCAGCAGCATTAACGTATAATTCAATTGATGACGTAATTAATCACATTGAAAATGAGAAGAAAACAATAGGAACTATAGCTGATAAATTAATTGAAAATGTGAAAATTTTTATCACACCTGATGAAAATATCTATTATACTGGTTTTTATGAGTAATTTAAAGAATCACATTTATATAATATTCGATTAAAATCGTCCACTTAATATGTAAACCTTTTTCATATATATATATATATATATATATATGAAAAAAGTAATTTTTGCTTCCGGCGATTTTCCCCTATTTGGAGGAGCAGCTACAAATGTATATGCATTAACAAAATGGTTAAATAGCAAAGAAGATTTTAAAGCAATTACCGTTGTAAATTATAGTTTAGAATTATCCATAGACAAATTGGATCCTCATGGTACAGGAAGTGTGTATCATATTCAAGATTGGAAACAAGAAAACATTAAAAATGATATAATCAAATATTTGGATGGTGAACCTGACGCAATTTATATCAAAAAATGGATCGTTGGACATTATTTAAAACTACTTTTTCCTAATAGTAAATTTTTCTATATCTTATCAAGTGTAATTTCATCTGAATATGATTGGAAAAATAAAGATAAAACATCATTGTATACAGAAGAAATAATACCCAAATGTATAAGAGACTTAACGTTTACTGATAAAATTATTGCTAATAGTAAAATATCCCAGTCCATTTTATTGACTTTTAATAAAGATACAGATGTAAATATAGCATACACATCATTTATTATTAATAATGGAAAAAAACATTCATTTTTAGAATTAAACAATAATATTGATGAAAATTGGAAGAATAGAAAATATGATATAGGTTTTGCTTCGTCTTGTTGTAATCGTGATATAAAAAACATAAAACTATTTATTGATACTATTACAAACCAACGGTTTAATGATAAACAAAAATTAATAGTTGGTAAAAATTCGGAACAGTATAATAGTATTGAAAATTGTACTTGTTTTGATATTTTACATCATGATGATTTGATGGAACAAATTAAAAATACAAAATTAATAATAATTTCGTCACATTATGAATCATTATCAAATTTTATGATAGAAGCTATAAATAGTGGGTGTAATATATTAATTAGCAATACAATTGGTGGGAATGAATTTATAGTAGATGAATGCATAGCAAATATAGATTCTGAATTTTTAGAAAAAACAAGTAATTTATTAGAAAAACAAGTTAATTGTTTAAAAAATGATTTCAGTTATGGTGAAGATGAATTAATGAATGATTTATTTTTTCTCTAAGAAATCTATCATATTTTCACCTATATTAAAATTAAATTGTGTATCTTTTACATTTGAATAGTTCTCTAATATATATAATAATTTAAAACTCCATTCTTTATTTGTATAAGATTTGCAAATTAAAAAGTCAGGAAAAACTTCATAAAAACCTATATTTGTCGTAATTAATGGTAAACATTTATAATAAATTGCTTCTCTAATTGTATTTGAATTAGCATCAAATAAAGAAGGGAATAATAATACTTTCGATTTACTCATATATTCTATACATTGAGTTTGTTCACATAAACCAACACATTGTGTATTAGGTATATCTATAAACTTATCAAAATTATTACCAATTATCATTTTTTTATATTTATCAAATTTGGAATTTTTCAAAATATTGATCAAAAATAGGTTATTTTTATCAACACGATCTAAACGACTGCACGCAATTACAATATCAAATTCTTTAGAATTGTTAATAAATTTAGACTGTATATTGATACAATTTGTTGTATCCACTATTGAAGGATATATCTTATTTTGAAATGTTGGATAAATTTTATTAAAAATATCATACGATAATTTACTATTTATAACAATCTTATCACATAATGTATTACATTTTATTTCCTCCGGTATTTTAATATCTATACTAAAATCCTTATTCAAAATATCCTCTGCTGATTTACCAACATAATGAGCAAAATGATTTATACCTGAAACTAAATATACTGTATAACAATTGAATATTTCTTTACAAATATAAGGAGCTCTATAATTTTTCGCCAAACAGTAATTGGGTTCTACATTTAGATATGACTTTACATCTCTTCTAATTTTATCTTCATCATATTCTTTGAAATTATATAAAAATACGCCTCCGATATTTTCTGGATCGTAATTAATGTCTTTTATGGTATCGTTGAAAAATACCCCAGTCGCGTTTATATTACATGATCTGAGCGTTTTAATAATAGCATAAGCATTTGTAGCAGCACCTCCATATCCCGGATATTGTGTAGAACTCACTACAATGTTATATATTTTATACATTTTACACCCATTAAACATTCCCTCAATTTTCACATTACTACATGATTCATAAAAACTGTCTTGAACTATATACTTAATCTGTTTGTAATATTTTTCAATTTCTTTGTTATCCATCAAATCAAGACACGTAAATCCAAGATCTTTATATTTCAAACTTCCCTTCCCTATTAATATCACGTTTTCTTTACTCTTCAAAAATTCTATACTTTTTTCTACATTTTTTATCTTTCGTTCAAAATTGCTAACAATCAGTCCAAACTCATATTTTCTTTTATCAAAATTGATGTCGACTTCTATTTTTTTATTCAAATGTTGGACAAATGAACTATAAAATATATTTATAGTAATACCATAAAACTTTTTCAATATATCAGCTGTATGTTGACTATTCACAAAACTATTTTCATATTGCGCAATATGTTTTAATACTTCTTTGTTTATATATTTATCGTGTTCTTCCTTTGTTTTTAAATCATAATAGTACTGATCCAAGTTATTTTTATATATCCCTCCAACAAAAAAATATACGGGACATTTATAAATGGAGTTCAGATCCAAATTTACAGGCGATTTTAATATTATAATATCCGGTTTAAAATCGAACGACGTACATTTATCCATATCATCAATCATATAATCTTCATATTTTTCGTATTTCGCATTCGCACCCTTTTCGTAATTGAAATAAAACCCAAATGTATTATATTTTAAAGATTTAAAATATTGCTGTAATTCATAACAATTCGTCGCAGCGCCACCATAACCAGGATAATCCCCACATATAAACAGAATATTCTTATGTTTTTTTATTCCATCATTAAATCTATGAATATTTTTTTTTATATTATTCATATCATCTTCTTTTATATTTTCTAATTTATCCATATTTATACAAGTTTCTTCCATAGCAATAGCAGTGGTATTATTACAATACAATATAGTATTATTACCATGCAATATATTATTATCACCTAACGTGGCTTTAATATCGATTTTATGGTATTTATTATACAAATCGATACACACATTTTTAAAAGAAATATTATTTTGTTCGTGCTGTCTCACTTCTAAAATAGTATTATATTTCGCAACTATTCGTTTTGCGTCATCTAATGAAAGATCTCCTGTATATGATTGTAAATATTTATATTTAATTTTTAATTGTTCACATACAAGTGTAGTATCTTTTTTATGATCACAAAAATGAATATATGCTTCTTCTTCTGTATCGAATTTTTGGTTTATTTTTTTCTCATATACATCCTTTTTAAAAACGTGTTCATATCGATTTCCGTCAATATCTAATAGTATTCTATTGTTATATTGACCGTGATGTATCATGTGCCATGTTAGTTCTCTTATCGTTACTATATTGGCCTTTAATAAATCATTATATCGTTTGGAATACTCTTTCCAATCAAATATTCTAACTTCTCCTTGTTTTACCTCGATAATGTTATCCAATGCTTCTTGAAACATATTATATAATATTATATAATATTTTTTATTTTTTATTTTTTATGAGTATTCATAACTAAACGCACCTCCCGTATTTGTTGAAATATTTCGATTTTTATCAAATATATGATGAAAAAATGGTTCAAAATGAACATTTTCGTCAAATACGACTATAGAATTATTTGGATTTTTTTCACAAATTTCCAATAAAGTCGATTTTGCATATTTACAGTAAATGAAACAAGCCGCTATATTCATATCAATAAATCGACGTTTAATTTCTTCAAGTTTCGCATAATCTGAAAACAATACATATATCTTGGAAAAATATGTATTCACCGTCATTATTTCATGCTGGTCTTTTAAGACGTCCCAATCATATTTTTCGGATAATAAAGTCATTAATTTTGGTTTATCTTCTTTACAATGAAACCACGTCATAGCTTGCCTATTATTTCGATCAATACATTCTTTTGGATGATATATCATTCGATGAAAAGGGACATTTAAATATTTATCAAATACAAAACTCATCCATAAATCATCTAAACGAAATATTTGGTCAGAATATTTATCGTAATTGTATAACTCATTAAATAGAAATAAATTCGCATCAAATATACAACCACCTGGTCCGAAATATTTAAATTTTTTTATTTCCGGCTTTCGATGAAACTCTATATCACCATACGTTAATATTTGGTCGGTGTTTTCTATGTTGTTCCAGTAATCACACGTTTTAAATACTTTACCATACCACGAAAGTATAGATAATGGTTCGCATTTTTCTACCATTGTCCCTATCCAATAATTGTGGTGAATTTGGTCATCATCAAATATGATAACATATTCTATATAACAAGTGTCCAAGAGTTTCTTTATTAACATCATTCTCGCTATACAATGTTGATTATAATTGTTTCTATGTAATACTATATCCAATTTATCTCGATATTTTTCAACAATTTTGTCTATTTCTATTTGAAGTACATTATCCGTATTATTGTCTAACAAATGAAATCGAAAATTTTTATCGGTTTGTTCTAACAACATTTGAAAAATACGTTCTAAATTATTATTTCTCTGATATGTAGCCATAATCACGTGCGTTTTTGTCGGAACATATTTACATATTATTCCGTCTATGTCTCCATCCTTTATAAAGAGAGTATCTAGTTCATGATATGTTTTTTGTTTTTTTATATTATGTAATGTAATACTTTTACACGCCCAGAAATGTGGATATTCATTCAACACACGTAATTTATTTTCTAAAAAACGGGTATTTATAGAATGTATTAACTCGTTTGTAATTTCATCTGTAAACATAATAATACTATTGGGATTCGCACCTTCACAATAATTTAAAATCGTCTCGTTTCGCGACTCTTTTATGGGAACTTGTTCCAAAAATACAGAAGAGGAAATCGAGTTACTATCAGTAAGTTCTATAATCTTGAAATTCGTATAACATATATTTTTTATTATATTTGATAGTTGTTCATTCTTATTCGTGAATATAATTATTTCCTGGTAGATAAAATGAACCATTATATAGTATAAAAACAATTTAAAAAATTATATATATATATATTACTACGACAATATGAACAATATGAACAATATGAATAATATGAATAAATTCGCAAAACTGTTTATTTGTATCACTGATAATGACGTAAATTTACACGATAAGTACATTGAACAGATACAAAACCATAATAATTCTATTATTAATAACCAATATCCAAATGCTGGGTTTGACCTTTTTTTCACTAGAGATGTAGTGGTTAAAAACGCTGACACCGAATTTGTTAAAATGAATGTTATTTGTGAAATGCATATTTTTGATGAGAAAAGAGATAGATGGTTTCCGGTTAGTTATTATAGTTACCCGCGCTCAAGTATTTCAAAAACTCCACTCATGTTAGCAAATAGTGCAGGCATTATCGATAGTGGATATAGAGGACAATTAATCGGTGCATTCCGTAATGTAGCATCATCAAAACCCTATACTATCGAAAAATATAGTCGTCTCCTACAAATTTGTGCTCCCGATTTGAGACCGATTTATGTCGAATTAGTTACCGAGAATTTCTTTGAACAAACGGAACGTGGTTCCGGAGGATTTGGTTCAACTGGGAAGTAATTGTTCAAATATGTAATAAAATATACATAGTTATTCACTGTGTATATTTTGATTTGTAATATATTATTGTTAATCTACGACAAACTGAATATTCTTGTATTCCATTAGTCTATCAGTGTAATGGACTAATTCCGAACCTTTTGCTATTAAAATATCCTTGTCTTTATACGTATTTTCCATTATTTTATCTTTATAATTCTCTTCTTCAATATCAATTACAACAACAGTATCGTTTTGTTTTTTTACGTAAGGTTGTCTATTTCTTATTCTCTTTTCATTGTTCATTTTAAATTCTTTATTATTATCATTATAATAAGATGTATCATATAATTTTGAATTATCTTGGTTATATAACATCAACACATCATCTACTTTTTTATGCCGCCCTTCACTTAATTCCAAACATGCAAAGGATTCTATCATATCGGTTGATGTGCGCAAAAAAACTCCATTTTCGTCTATAAAATCAAACGGATCAATCATTTTTAATAAACTCGCCTTTATAACACGTAAATGCTTCGCACGCCACTCATCCTTTCTATATGTTTTATTTAATATTGTTTCCTTACTATAATCGTCCATATTTGTATATGATTCTATTTTATTATTATTAAATATATCATAACTACCATACGTCATATCTAATTTATTATTAGTTATAAATAGTGATAAAAATTTTAATACATAATTATGTGACAACCAGTCGTCACCGTCTAATAAAACGCAATATTCTTTATCTTTACATCTATTGTAACTCATATATCGATTAAATGCTTGCCCATATTGTTGTTTATTATGTATGTATGTACACTTTGATTCTACAGATTTGGTATATTCTTTGAAAAGTTTTCCAGTGTTATCACTTGAATTATCGTCTATATAAATCATTTTCCATTTTTTGTATTTTTGATTTATAACCGATTTTATATTTTTCTCAATCCATTTTTCATTATTGTAACTTGGTATTATAAAAACAAATGATACATCATTTTCGATTCTATCTATATAATTTTTGGTTGTTATATATCGGTCTAAATAAAAGGTTTCCTTTTGTTTTCTATTATTATTTATACAATCTTCATCATATATATCAGGAAATACCATATGTTCTCCCGTAATAGCATATCCTGTAATTTCTCTTTCCCACATTAAAATATTATATCCATAATCTAATGTCGCATTGTTTGTTATAAACCAATCAATACCCAAACCAATTATTTTTTGTCGAAATTGTGAACTACATATATATCCATATGTTCCGTAAAATACGTGTTGTGATTTATCATATGGAATATTTTCTATAATATCACTGTTATAATTATAGAAATATTCATTTACATTTTTTTTATGATTATTAAATCCTATATAGACGATATCCTTGTCTTCGATCAGTGTTTTCACAGGTTTTATCATATAATTCCACGATTTATGTAATTGAACATCGTCTTCTAAAATAATTACGTGGTCTATTCCAGACTCCTCTATTTTTTTAAATAATTCAATAGTAGACACAATTAATCCCATTGCTCCTATGTTTGATATAATGGCTACTTCTTCTGCTTCTTCTTTATCACCACGAATTTCACTGTTTATAAATTTTGATTTATATTCGTGGTATTTATCACTTACTATATTATTTGTATGGTCATATGCACGAAAAATAGTAACATTATCATTTCCATTAATTTCATTAATCTGATACATCATTTCATATTTTTTATCAATCCGATTCGTTAAATTAATAATATAAATGGGTAATATAGCCAGTCGGTCATTTTTCTCTTTTTTTTTTATTATACTTGTCTGGATAAAATTGTATGTTTTATTTTTGTGAATTTCTCTTTCGATTTGTTCAGATAAATCATATTTGTAATATGCAGTCCGTTTCTCTTTCTTACCACATACAATCCAATGAATAAAACTATCAAAATATGTAGTTATATTTGATAAGTTTACTAAATCACTTCGGTATTTATTTAAATAGTGTTTCCAATTAAAATGTTCTATTTCATATTCGACCAGTTCTGTCCATTTTTTATTCACTAATTCATCTTTAAATATAGTACACTTTCCTATTACTGATAATTGTTCCACTGTATTTGATAGAGTATCTATTGTTTCTACAGAATTAACACGCATTTTCGGGTCAAATATACCTATATTTATCCAATGTTTATATAATATTAAATGTTCATTTAAATGCCTAATATTTTCATTTAACGTTTGATATGATTGATAGTCAAATTTATCGTAGTTTTCGTCTGTGAATTTTTTTTTAGCAATTCGTCCTTCTGACTTACCATGATTAATCCAATGTGTATATAATGTTAATTCATCGGGAATACGCATATCTCTTGTTAAATCTCCATAACTATTATGATATCTTTCCCAGTCAAACTGATTTAAATATATGTATCTTACAATTATTGTTTTTTTTACTGCATCAACTATATTCGTATTATTTACATCTGTTTTTATATTATTATTCCATAAATCGATAATATATTTATCCATATTATTTATATGTATTTTAACATTAAATAATTTTATAACTTTATAGTATAATATATAAATGGCTTCAGAAGGTGATAATGAATATAATGTATATAATAAATTTGATAGTAATTTCGTAAATTATGGTGAACTATATAAAAGTCCAATGGAAATGAAACAGAATTCGAAAGAACTTATTAGTCATTATGCTGATGCATTAATCAAGGGTGAATCACCAGTGTATAAAGACTCTCCAAATTTAGTAGGAAACCGTTATTTTATTAGCACAAATAGTAAATGTTTAGACAATGATGATAAAGAGCAGACCCGTTCTATATTAGTTGATAACGTCAATGCAAGTGCTATGGAAACAACGGAAGGTGGGAATAAAGGCTTGATTTATTCGTTATTAGCGTCATTGAAAACAATAAATAGTGGCGACATGTTTAATGAAATGGAAGACGGTAAACCCGTTGAATATATAAATGATAATAGTGATTATTTGAATGATACGGAATTACCTAAATGTAATGAAATAAAGGTTTTCGCAAATAATAAACGTGAAGACACTGTATCTGGTTGGGTTACAAATATAGATAGATCCGAAATAGACCCGTTATCAATTAGTCATGAATCAATTAGTGAAGGATTTGTGGGTGATTACTTAAAAGGTGATATATTACCTGGCGATTTCCAAGCAGCACTTGAACGTACATCCGCAGCTGTGGAAGCAGAAACAGAAGCAGTTATCGAAGAATCAAAAAAAACCCAAGGAGAAACACTTAATTCGGCAAATGAGGCAACAGATAAAGGAAAGGATACGGCCAAGAAAAACCAGAAAAATAGTTCGGATTTTACCAAAAAAAGTATTAAATCTATAGGCGAAAGTAGTAAAAACACATTTAACAAGACAAAAAGAAAGGGACTGAACGCAATGTTAAAGCGTGATGCGAAAAAATATCTTCGTGAAAATAAAAAGGAAGACGTTATCTTTTTTCTTAAAGAATTATTAAACACATTTTATGAATGTAATGGTGAAATTATAGAGGACGAAGAAAAAAAAGTAGAAAAACCTAAACCTAAAATTACAGATAAAGAGCAAGCAAGATATGACTATTATAAATCATTGTTGGATATAGGCATAGCGGAAAGCGCTATTTATAAAAAAATGGTCAGTGAAAATTTAGATACTCGGGTTCTTATACCCGAAGGTATAACAGCCGTTAGCAATGAACAAGAAGAAGAAGAAGATGAACAAGAAGATACCACTAAAAATATTCGTATTCCTGCTAAATGTGTTTATGCGATTTATAAAGAAAGACCTCGTAAAGAGGTAGAGCATATATTCGCTGAAATGTTTAATCTAATTAATGCTAATAAAACAAATACGAAAGATCTAGAAGTTCCAGGAGTTCCAAAATCCGCAACTAACTCATTACATCATATTTTCGGGGGTGGCTCGTTTGGACAATCAAAAGAATATACCAACATTATTAAAAAATTAGACATATATCGTTTGAGAATTGCGATGGAAATTCTTCGTTATAGAGACGTTGATACATATGGACAATGTACGGCAATTGACCCATTTGAAGGTTTCACTCAATTTGATGATTCTTCTTATTCTTCTTATTCTTCCAATTCATTTATCAATTGGACATCATGTCTATACATGATTGCTCTCTTGTTTATTGTCTTTTTTATCATATACAAAGTAATATTTCGTCTATTGTTAAAAAAATAGACCAATAATAATTTATAACTATTTCATTAAAATTATAAATTATTTATAGCGTGTAACGTTTATATATTTCTAGCGCAACTAAACCGGCCAATATCTGAACGGCACAAAGTGGAACTATCTCACTTGGGGCAATTTTTCCCGCAGCCGCCAATGTAATGGTAATAGCGGGATTCGCCGTCACCGAACTATAACGATAACTTAGTAACAAGACAAGTGTTAAAGCCGCTCCGATGGCTAAAGGATTTCCAGTTGTGATTACAATATATGCGAAAAATAAAGTGGCTAAGAACTCTGCTAAATATGCGTACATTTATATAGATTATGTATGGAAATTAATGTATGAAAATTATAAAACAGTACGGGTCATTGTTATCTTAGCTGGAACTCGTGACCCCCCACTTCTAGTTCTTCGCATCGCTTGTCTTTCAACATTAATCGAGTTATTTGTCGTAAATGAGGTAGCGTTTCCATCTGTATTAAATACCGAATGAGCATAATCAATACGCTGCTTTGAATGTCTGTTTATTGCTTGCGTCTGACGGTCTTGACTGTTTCCATACCATTTTTTATTATCCTGTTCTTTTGTGTCGTTACCGCGCGCAAATATCATGCGACTCATTGAAAAACGACTACTACTATCAGAAGTACTGTCTTTTAAAGGCATGGCTTTGGGAACACTCATTTCCGCATTGTTTAAAGCATTCTTTATAACCGGCATTTTAGTAGACGGATTCACCTGACCGATTAAAGAACCAATCGTATAAAATATATCATTGTAATTATTTGTATATCCTTCAATTACGTTTAATGTAAAGTCTACCGTATTATATTTATTTAAGTGCTTTACTGTAAAATTACTAGCATTCTTCACAACATTTACCTTAAAACCATTATTTGTTTCTATTGTAAAGTGGTCATTCTCTGATTCTATTAAAACATAAAACGCATCATCATTGCCCGGGTCTAAAATAACGGTCTCTGTTTTACCGATTGAATTAATTGAAGAACTCGCATTATATACTACTATGTTTTCCTTTGTTATATTATCTGAAACCGGTAATGCTTCCCTTTTAAATACGATTTCTTTTGTATTTAAATCCGATGAATATTTTGTTAACGCATTCGTAATTAATTGTTTTGTTATTAATGCTTTCTGTGTATTAGTTGTTAACGTATATTTATCCAATATGACTTGAGTGTACTGCTTGTTAAATATTACTTTGTTACTTATTTCACTAATACTTCCTGATGTTTTTTTTTGTTCTAATGTTTCTTTATCATCCGTCATATCTTCGGTGATTAATTCATTTAATGTATCTATATTTTCAATATTATTTGAATATATTATACTTGATGCTGTCGCACTTACACTACCGGAAACACCTTTATTATCTGTAAAAGATGCGACTACACTAATCGTAGTTCCTGTATCTGCTTCTATCAATGTATATGTTGAAGTGGTCATACCCGTAATTATAGCCCCATTACGTGACCATTGATATGTTATATCACCTAAACCATCACTATCTGCTATTGTATTTGTTGATGTTAATATTCTACCGACATAATTTCTTCCACTAATTGTTATTGAACCTGTTGATGGAACATTAAAAAAACTAGCAGTAGGTGTATCATCAGCATTGTATAGTGATTGAAATGAGGATGCATGACGGAACATCTCTGTTAAATTTGTATTATTACTTACCTTCCAACCTCGGATTTCTTGGTTAAATGTGGTATTATTTTGGAACATTCTATACATATCGGTGACGTTCGATACGTTCCAATTCCCTATCGGTTGATTAAAGGGTGAACCAGATAACAAATAACCCATCTGGGTGACGTTCGATACGTCCCAATTCCTTATATCTTGATTAAAGGCTGAAGCACCAAGGAACATACTCTTCATATTGGTCACCATAGATACGTTCCATGCGGTATAAGTTGAACCATTCATTGTTACATTTTGTGTTGTATTTATAGATTTGCCGAAGACTGAAGCTTTTTCAAACATATTATTCATAGCGGTGACTGAAGAGACGTTCCAATTCCCTATATCAGCGTTAAATTTAGACGCACCAATGAACATACGGTCCATAGTGGTGACTGAAGAGACGTTCCAATTCCCTATATCAGCGTTAAAATTAGACGCACCGTGGAACATCGAACTCATACTGGTGACCGAAGACACATCCCATGAGTTTAGGTCGTGATTGAACTCAGAAGCACCATTGAACATTAAACTCATATTGGTGACGTTAGATACGTTCCAATTCCCTATATTAGAGTCAAAATTAGTCGCACTTTTGAAAAGTTCACTCATATCTGTAACCAAACTCGTGTTCCAAGTATTGATATCTCCATATCTGGTTGTTGCCGCGATTGAATCGGCAATCCACGCGGTTACCGCCGTTTGAAGTTGTGCTTTATTGATAAACTTATTAAAAAAATTATATGTCGGTGTATTACCAACAACATAAGCATTTTTAAATGCTGTAGCACCACTGAACATATTTGTAAGAGTATCCCCATCTTGAACAGGCCAACCCCGAATATCTTTATCAAAGGCTTGAGCATTATAGAACATCGAACTCATACTGGTGACCGAAGAGACGTTCCAATTCCCTATATCTTGGGTAAAGACTTGAGCATCATTGAACATATAACTCATATTGGTGACGTTAGATACGTTCCATGCTATATATTCGATTACACCTACTGTTACTTCCTTTGTATTTATATCTTTATCAAAGGCTTGAGCATCATAGAACATACCACTCATATTGGTGACTAAAGAGACGTTCCAATTCCCTATATCTCGGTTAAATTGTTTAGCACCATAGAACATTAAACTCATATTGGTGACTTTAGAAACGTTCCATGCTGTATATATGTTTCCACCTACTGTTACTTCCTTTGTATTTATATCTTTATCAAAGGCTTGAGCATTATAGAACATAGACCTCATATCAATGACGTTAGATACGTTCCAATCACCAATGGGTTTGTTAAAGACTGAATCACCATAGAACATAGAACTCATATTGGTGACGTTAGATACGTTCCATGCTGTATATGTGTTTTCATCTACTGTTACTTCCTTTGTATTTATATCTTGGTCAAAGGCTATAGCACTACTGAACATATAACTCATATCGGTGACTTTAAATACGTTCCAATTCCCTATATTAGCTTTAAAATTAGACGCAACACTGAACATATAACTCATATTGGTGACGTTAGATACGTTCCAATTCCCTATATCTTGGTCGAAGACTGAAGCACCATAGAACATAGCATACATATTGGTGACGTTAGATACGTTCCAATCACCAATGGGTTTGTTAAATGCGGAAGCACCATAGAACATTAACCTCATATTGGTGACGTTAGATACGTTCCAATTCCCTATATCTTGGTCGAAGTCTAAAGCACCACTGAACATAGAACTCATATCGGTGACTGAAGAGACGTCCCAATTACTTATATCGGAATTAAATGATGTCTTATTTGCGAAAAGACTACTCATATCTGTAACCGCACTCGTGTTCCACGTACTAATATGACCATATGTGATTGTAGCATCTTCATAATTGGTAATCCACAAGCCTACTGCTGTTTGAATATTACTGTTTGTTATGGCTGTTGTACTATAAAAAATAATAGTTGGTGTATCAGGAGCATTATAAGCATTTTGAAATGCTGTAGCAGAAAGGAACATATCTGTGAAATTTGTTTCACTATTTACATCCCACCAACGAATTTCTTTATTAAATTCTGAAGCACCATTGAACATACCACTCATATCGGTCACTGAAGATACATTCCAATTTCCTATATCTGAATTAAATAATGTCTTATTTTGGAAAAGTTCGCTCATATCCGTCACCGCACTCGTGTCCCAAGTATTGATATCTCCATATCTGGTTGTTGCTTCACTATCATTGGAAATCCACGCGGTTACCGCCGTTTGAAGTTGTGCTTTATTGATAAACTTATTAAAAAAATCATATGTCGGTGTATTATCAACACCATAAGCATTTTGAAATGCTGTAGCACCACTGAACATATTTGTAAGAGTATCCCCATCTTGAACAGGCCAACCCCGAATATCTTTATCAAAGGCTTGAGCAAAACTGAACATATACCTCATACCGGTGACTTTAGATACGTTCCAATTCCCTATATCTCGGTCAAAGACTTGAGTAAAATTGAACATATAACTCATATCAATGACGTTAGATACGTTCCAATCCCCTATATATTTATCAAAGGCTTGAGCACCATCGAACATAGCATACATATTGGTGACGTTAGATACGTTCCAACCACTTATATCGGAATTAAATGATACTTTATTTTGGAAAAGTTTGCTCATATCTGTAACCAAACTCGTGTTCCACGTACTAATATGACCATATGTGATTGTAGCGGTTTGATAATTGGAAATCCACGCATTTACTGCGGGTTGGATGCTGTCCTGGTTGATGGGGTTTCCTTCGGCATTAGAATATGGGAAATACTGGACGGTGGGGGTATCTACAACGCCTGGGAAAGCTGATTTAAAGGCTTGAGCATTACTGAACATACTTCCCATCCAAACAACATTTGATACATCCCAATGACCAATAGGTTGATTGAATGATGTAGCACCGTTAAATGTATCTCCTAAATTGTCGTTTGATGATACATCCCAATCACCAATAGGTTTATTAAAGGCTTGAGCATCACGGAACATACTTCCCATAGTAATCACATTAGATACGTTCCAACTCCCTATATCTTGGTTAAATTCTGAAGCATTAAAGAACATACTTTCCATAGTGGTCACTGAAGATACGTTCCAACCACTTATATCGGAATTAAATGATGTCTTATTTGCGAAAAGACTACTCATATCTGTAACCAAACTCGTGTTCCACGTACTAATATGACCATATCTGGTTGTTGCTTCACTATCATTGGAAATCCACGCGGTTACCGCCGTTTGAAGTTGTGCTTTATTGATAAACTTATTAAAAAAATCATATGTCGGTGTATTACCAACATCATACGCGTTTTTAAATGCTGTAGCACCATTGAACATATTTGTAAGAGTATCCCCATCTTGAACAGGCCAACCCCGAATATCTGAATTAAAATTTGAAACACTTTTGAACATATAACTCATATCAGTGACTTTAGATACGTTCCAATTCCCTATATCTTGGTCAAAGGCCCAAGCACCATAGAACATTAACCTCATATTGGTGACGTTAGATACGTTCCATGCTATATATGGGTTTTCATCTACTGTTACTTCCTTTGTATTTATAGGTTTATTAAAGTTATTAAAGGCTTGAGCATTATAGAACATTTGACTCATATTGGTGACTTTAGAGACGTTCCAATTCCCTATATCTTGGTCAAATGCAATAGCCGCGGTAAACATAGAATACATATTGGTGACTGAAGAGACGTTCCAATTCCCTATATCTTTATTAAATTCTGAAGCACCGTGGAACATCGAACTCATATTGGTGACGTTAGATACGTTCCAACCACTTATATCGGAATTAAATGATGTCTTATTTTTGAAAAGACTACTCATATCTGTAACCAAACTCGTGTTCCACCCATTTATATCTCCATATCTGGTTGTTGCTTCACTATCATTGGAAATCCACGCGGTTACCGCCGTTTGAAGTTGTGCTTTATTGATAAACTTATTAAAAAAATCATATGTCGGTGTATTATCAACACCATAAGCATCTTGAAATGCTGTAGCACCACTGAACATATTTGTAAGAGTATCCCCATCTTGAACAGGCCAACCCCGAATATCTGAATTAAAATTTGAAGCAAGACTGAACATATAACTCATATTTATGACTGAAGATACGTTCCAATTCCCTATATCTTGGGTAAAGACTGAAGCACGTCTGAACATACTATTCATATTGGTGACTGAAGAGACGTTCCAATTCCCTATATTTCGGTCGAAGTCTGATGCACCTTGGAACATAAAACTCATATTGGTGACGTTAGATACGTTCCAACCACTTATATCGGAATTAAATGATGCTTTATTTTGGAAAAGTTCGCTCATATCTGTAACCAAACTCGTGTCCCACCCACTTATATCTCCATATGTGTCGAATGCGGTTTGATCATTGGAAATCCATGCATCTACTGCTGTTTTAAGTTGAGTTCTATCAGTAGGACTAAAACTCATTATAAATTATTATTATAAATAATAATTTAACTAAATTATACTCATGTTATCATTTAACGTCTTACACGCATCAAAGGTGTATATGACGCATTATGTTCATCACCCCCATTCTTCAAGTCATTGTAATTACGGTTCATTGCCTGTTGTTTCTTAAAGGTAACATAATCAGAGGAATCATATACATATTTCACATTTCCCGAAGCACCGGGAACACCAGTCGCATCGCAGTTATCCACCTTTGAACCAAGATATATTTTGCTTCCGGCCCAACCAATGGAACTCTTACTCATACCATTTGGTCCACCACATTTGTAATTTCTACGTCCAAGGAAATCACCTGCATGTGTAGCAACACGAAAAGGTGTATTTACACGTGCGTGTCCATTATATGTACCACCATTCATTGCTGTATTCCAACTATTGCGCAATATAGAGCGTGTTGCGGATTGTTCTCCATCTTTAAAATTCGACAATGTTTGCGTTGCTGAAAATCCATTATAAGGTCCTCCTAATACTGATGAACTCATGTTATTATATTATATCGATATACTTTTATTTTTAACAATAGAAAGTGTTACTAAATATCTATATCATATATATATATATATGGATATGGAAAATTTAGACGATTTTGATGATACATACAGTGAAATCGTATATGATTCAGATTGTATTCGGAAGAAAAGTAATTGGACTAAATCAGACCCGAATAACAAACTCGATTCCGACGTCTTTAATCCAAACTTATTACTAAAATCTATCAAACATAAATCTCCAAAATTACACGCCCTTCTCAAAAAAATTAAAGAACTCGATCAAGCCGACATGAAACGCGATAAAACAAATTATAAACATTTCATTTTTTGTGACGTGAAATCGAGCAGCCAAGGTGCTCGAATGCTTGCGTCCGCATTTGTAGCAAGTGGTTTTAATTTAGGTTATAAAGCAGACAGAAAAGGCGGTGTTCCTCACGATATATCGAGTGAAGAACAAATAAATAAAGATTCTGGAAGACAAGATACTCCTAGACCTCCCAATTCTTTGGTAATTCCGAAACTTCCTAAATATTTCGGATCATTGGAACAAATATTGGAGGATGAAATGGATCTAGATGAAAGTGAAAAAATCAGTAACGACAAAAAAACACCTAAACAAGATGCTTCAGTGAAACGAGGAGGAGAATCAACACCTCAATCAAAACCGGTAAATACTAAAAAGAAATTTAACAAAATAGAATTATTAACCCACAATGAGTTGAAGAAAACAAAGGATAGTAACTTTTACTTACTGTCTTCGGTTGATATATTTGACCAACCCATTAGTGTGATGAGTAAAAAAGAGATGTTAGCGAATTATAACAGTCGTCCTGATAATGTTCATGGCGATAATATTCGTTTTATTATTATGGATAGTGGATTTAAAGAAGGTATCGACCTATTTGATGTGAAATATGTTCATATTTTCGAACCTCCAGTGAATGCTGCTGATAAAAAACAGGTTATTGGACGTGGAACACGGACGTGTGGACAACAGGGATTGGAATTTCATCCAACAAAAGGATGGCCGCTTCACGTATTTATATACGATATCGGTATTCCTTCACAAATACAGGATCAGTTCTTGGACTCACCCAGTGTCTTTGATTTCTATATGAAATCTTTGAATATGGATATGAATTTGGTTAATTTTGCCGAGGATATTGAACAAACCGCAATATTTGGTTCTGTTGATTATGAATTAAACAAAGCCGTTCACGAATTTTCTACAAAAGGACAAATGGTAACCGGTGGAGGAAGAAAAATTATACCAAATGGACCTCCTGTTATTATAGACCCGAACTCAAATTCGATGGTCACACTTATAACTGGTATGCGTGTTCCCGGTATATCATTGGGCGATATGTCTCACGACAAAATGCGCCGCTATATTCGCGATTATTACGGTGATACAAAATGGGAAGATGTGAAAATGGAAAATTTATGCGAGGACGCTTCTGTAAAAAGAGGAGGGTCGCGAGTAATTTCATATACACCCACACAACGTTTTGTGAAAAAGTATTTCACACCCCAATGTCCAGTGAAAGGTATGCTTTTATGGCATAGCACCGGAACTGGTAAAACGTGTTCCGCAATCGCCGCAGCATCCGCCAGTTTTGCGAAACAAGGATACACCATTATATGGGTTACACGCACAACATTGAAAAATGATATTTGGAAAAATATGTTTGATTTGATTTGTAATGAAGAAATACGCACCATGGTGGCCGATGGTATTACTATTCCAAAAGAACACAGTCAACGTATGAAACTTTTATCCGATTCTTGGAAAATTCGCCCCATTTCATATAAACAATTCAGTAATCTGGTTTCAAAACAAAACAGTTATTATCAACGTTTGGTAGATATTAATGGTTCAACCGATCCATTACGTAAGACCCTTCTTATTATCGATGAGGCACACAAACTTTATGGAGGTGGTGATTTGTCCACGAATGAACGACCCGATATGAAAGCACTACACGAATCGTTAATGAATTCATATGCTATATCCGGAAATAGTTCTGTAAAAGTCTTATTAATGACGGCTACACCCATTACCGAAAACCCGATCGAATTAGTGAAATTAGTGAATTTATGTAAACCTCTTGGACAACAAGTCCCCGATAAATTCCCCATTTTTTCCGATGCGTTTTTGGATGAAAATGGACGGTTTACGGAGGGTGGTCGCAAGGACTTCTTGGACATCATCTCTGGACATATTAGTTATTTAAATAGAGAAAAGGATGCGCGTCAGTTCGCCCAGCCTGTGGTCCAAAAGATTGAAGTCCCCATGATTGAAAATGTCCAAGAAGTCAAGGATATGGATAAGCGTTTTAATCGCGTTTTATTAAACAAGGATATTATCGCATTAAGACAGGCGATCGAGGCTGAAAATGATAAAATAGACGATGATTTTAGAGATTTAGAAGCATCAAGGTTTTATGAATTACGCGATATTTGCGAAGAATATGAAGGATTGGTTCAAAAAGGGTGTATTAAAGTAGCAAATGATAACATTCGTTCTCTTGTTAAAGAAGCAAAAACACATATCAAGGGTATCAAAGATAAGGTGAAAGAAATTCGGGATGAAATCAAAGGCAAGACTGAATATAAAAAAGGTGTACTTACTGAAATTAAAGAACGATATGAGAAAGATCCTGAAAGAATGTCCAAGTTTGTGAATGGAATGTATAGTGTTTTGAAGTATTCTTGTGTGAAAACGGTGAAAAAAAGCCGGAATATAGAACAAATGATTGAAACCGATCCTGGAATAAAACAACTCCAGACTCAAATAGATCTATATGATGAACGAACCGAGACATTTAAACGCGAACTTAAAATTATGTTAGAGAGACATCGTATAAAGATGAAAGAAATTCGGGAAATGATAAAAACCGGTGAATTAAACCGCCTCGAAAAATTCGTTTTAAAAGATAATTTAAAGATTAATCAAGTAAAATACAAGTCTCATCGTAAAACACGCAAAAAAGAAATTACAAAGGAGGGCCGCGATATACGCAAATATCGAACCAAACTATCCAAACAAATCGGTAAGATGAAAACCGAACTAAAAAAAGAAATTCGCGAAGATATTCGAGACCATAAATCGGAGAAAAAAGAACGCAAACGGGCTAAAAAACAACTTTATAAAACAATGCGTAAACAGGGGCGTATTCGTGAGGAATTTAAGGAAGGTATGATTAAAGACCTTGTTAAAAAATACGATGCGAAAACAAAGGCCGATTTTTTATTGGCCAAACCGGATTTAGAAAAAGAAATGGCTGAACGTGAGAGGAAACGAGAAGAAAAAGAGGCCGAACGTGAGAGGAAACGAGAAGAAAAGGAGAAGAAAGATGTAGAAAAAGAGGCTGAACGTGAGAGAAAACGTGAGGAAAAAGAGAAGAAAGATGTAGAAAAAGAGACTGAACGTGAGAGAAAACGTGAGGAAAAAGATAAGAAACGGGTAGAAAAGGAAAATAAACGAGAAGAAAAGACGCGAAAAAAGAGAGAAAAACAATTACGTAAAACGAAAAAAGATAAAACAACGTAATATATATATTATGAGTGACGACGAACAAGAAAATACACCCATGTCTGAATCCCCTTCGGAAAATAAATTTATCGACGAATTAACCATGAAACTTCTCTCAAACCAAAATGGATATGCGAAATATTTGTCCAAGACAGATACAATGAAATTAGAAGAACAAGAACAATTTAAGACGGATTGTTTTGAACAAAAAAACGAGATTTTATCCATGACTCGACAGTTATTATCCCACGAAACAAATGATTTCGGTTCAGATGTGAACGAAACATTTAATAACTACGCGCGTATATTGATACGTCATTTAGAAGTGAAACAGCGTTCAGATGAAATCCAAAAAGAATATCATTATAAAAATTCGGATGAAGATGATGAGAATGAGATGTTTCCTTATTCAATGGATGAGGCAGATCCAAAATCCAAGGTTAAGTTCGATCAAATGAATTCAATTGATATGTTTTTAAGAAAAAAATAGGTCTCATAATATATATAATGGGTAAATCGAAAAATAAAATAAAAGCTACTAGACGGAAAAAACTAGCCAGAAAAAAGAAGAATAAAACCAAACGTAATTTGGAAAAAATGAATTGTAATCCTGTAGTCGAGAAAACCAAACTACAAAATAGTTGTTATACACCAGAAGCATTGGAACACGTGAAACACGCATATAATAGTTCACACGAAGACAAGGTTTTAGCAATAGAGACGGAAGAAGTTTGGGAAGAATTGCGCGACAAAATCACAGAATGTCCAAGAGAGGATTGTTGGTTAGACCAGATAAAAGACCCCGATACACGTGTTCAACTCGATAATGTTTTGTTCGCCCCCGATCGACCACAAGAATGGGATAAGGACCCGGTGTCTTGGTTATCTAATTATGATATCGAAGCTGTATTAAAACAATATGAACGTTCGCATCCAGAATTCAAACTTCTCGGACCTTCCGCCATTGATTATGATACTAAACTTGGGGACCGTTGCGTATGGGACGACCTTTGTCGATTATCCCTCTCAAATTTAATGCGTCGAAATAAACGGAAATTAGGAATCGTGTTTAATTTAGATAAACATGATGGACCGGGAACACATTGGGTCGCAATGTTTGTCGATTTAGATGATAGTAAAATTGTATATTTTGATAGTGCTTTAAATAGTGTTCCACATGAAGTATCGAGATTGAAGCGAGAAATTATAAAACAAGGGCGACAATTAGACGACCCCATCCATTTTGAATATATACAGAACAAAGTATCTCATCAAAATACCAATACAGAATGTGGTATATTTTGTTTGTATTTTTTAATCACAATGCTAACACGTAAATTAGATCCTGATATGAACCGTCAACTTTGTGGTAATTCAAGTAGAAAAAAAAAGGACATCAATGAAGTTTTGAAAATATTTATGAACAAAGGGTTAACAGATGATATGATGGTTCGATATAGAGAAAAATATTTTAATAAAAAATAAATATCCAAAGATATAGTATACTTATTTAATGAAAAATAATAAAACACGGAATAAAAAAATGCGAAATAATAAAACAAAGAATAATAAAACAAAGAATAATAAAACAAAGACTTGGGGAGGTAAAAACCGGACTGAAGTAATAGAATATACAGTATCATCCGGACATTTAGATAACAATTTACACTCTAAATTTAGAATTAAAAAAGGTGCTAAATATGATAAATCAGAATCAAAACTAGAATATTTTCATAATCTTATAGCAAACGCGTCACTCGAAATTGAGGAATATATATCAACCATTTTAAAAGGTGAACCAAAACGAAATCGAAAACATCAGAAGTTTGTATTTACATATAATGACCAAGATGACCCTACAAATGAGAATTCTAGTGATCCAATAAAATGTGCGAAAAAGGATAAGGGAAAAGAAAAAGAAATAAAAGATATACATAAATAAATTCAAACAATAATAATATAAATATTGTTATTGTGTATATTTAATGAATCTTTATACATTGCCTGAAAACCAAAAATTAATATGGAATACCCTATTGAAAGTTCCTAATTTCCAAGCAATGATCAAACGAGACGCAAATGAATCTGAACATTGGTTTAGAGATATAATTCAAATGTATTATAACAAAAATAAGGGTAGCAATATCGATAAAACAGGACTACGCACATTGAACAAAGAAACAATTGGTTATATGTTGTCTAGTTTAAAACAAAAAGGTCCACCTCAACCGGTGTCTTTTGATAATGGTTCAGCACCATTTCAAAATAATTTCTCATCATTAGAGACAAATACAAACGAAACAAGGGGGTATATTTTAGAACAAAAGAAAGAACAATTAAACAATCAGTTTCAGAATAGACAACAGGATTACGGTAGTCTATTTGATAAACCAAAGGTTGAAGAAATCGATTTTAGAGAGAAAACGGAAGAAGACAAACCCATTGAAAATATGGAAGAATTAATGAAACGCCAAATGGCTGAACGAGAATATGATGTCCAGAATATTGCGAAACAATTTGAAGAGACAAAAGAATCAAAAGAAAAGGAAGGAAATGAAGGAAAGGAAGGAAAAATACAGAAAATAGAAACAAATAATGATATTATTGAAAAAATGAGTAGGAAAATAGAGGATTTACAAAAACAAATTAATGAATTAAAGGTGGAACAAGAAAAAATGAAAATCGACCACATAAATAAAAATACAAATGAAATCATATCAAAATTACGTAACATAGATAATAGTAATAAAACAGATATAACTATACGTGAATTAGCCAGTCATTCGTAAAATTGATACTATGTGTATGTTTTATATTATATCATAAAACATACACAAGTCACTATGCTTAAAATTAACTATCAACGCGCACTCGAACTACCCACCATCAAATACGGTGAGGAATGGTCCAAGAATTATGGAACTATGAATTTTGCGATTGGGGAACTAGATACCACTAGAGATGAACCCGTATTATTTCAGATTTATGTAGATGTATCAGCATCTATGATGGAGATAGCATCAAAACAACAAACGAAAATGTCTATTGTTAGACATACCCTTGTGAATATTCTCCATCATTTCGCAGATAAAACAACGAATGTTCATGTTCAGATAAAGGGTTTTGATAACCGTATTCACAATTATATTGCCCCTGTTCTTGTATCAAAAGATAATATTAACGAACTACTTAAATCTGTCGAAGAAATTCGTCCAATGAATTCAACCGATATTGGTTTGGTTTTAAACGAATTAAACCGGGATGTAGATACGGAATATTTTAACATACCAAAACGCAATCGTGTTGGTATTGTATTGACGGACGGCGAACCTACGTCTGGTATTTGTGATGTAGATGTATTGGCGGATATTGTAAAAAGCGAATGTTCCTATCATTTCATAGCACTCGGAAATGATCATAATGAGACCCTTATGTATAAATTAGGTCACAAGAATTGCTACACATCGAATTGGTTTATCAGTGATATTGAACACACTGGAAATGTTTATGGAGAGATTATATTTAATGAACTACATCGCGTATATTATGAGAATGTAATCCGCGTTACGGGAGGAAAGGTTTATGATTATAACAAAGGTGAATTTTGTAGTGAAATCGAATTAGGAACATTGTCCGAAGAGACAAATAAAGACTTCCATCTACTTATCGATGATGAAACTATATTTGAAATTACAATCTCGGGCAAATTGTTGGACGGTGATACTGTATATTCGGAAAAGTCACATTGTTCTCCTACTCAAGATGGCGATAATATGAGAATTACAAAACAATTCTTACGTCTATGTGTTCAAAAAATGATGTTTGAAATGAGGCAACAATCATATACTAGACCTCATGAACATAGAGATATTCAGTTCGGAGGAGTTGGACTGCATCGGGCAAATGCTAATACTTGTTTCCCTCCGACACCACCACATCCACCTGTTCTAACACAAATGGGTAATGAACTAGAAGAAGAAGACGTCAAAGAAGAAGACATCAAAGAAGAAAATGATGAAGAGCCGCCACCTCTCCTGGAAGAAGACATCGGATTAAAAGAAAACGTAGACATATTCTATGAATTTATCACAAATTTTATTAAAACCAACGAACTAGAAAAAGACGATTTTATGATCGAACTATTGAAAGATATTAATGTTATGAAAATTGGTCTAGATAACCAAGACGTTTTGAAATATGTATCATCACGTGAAGACACTCAAGGCAGACAACGAACATTTAACACTGCCTCACAATATGAACAAGATAATAGTGGACTAATTCAGAATGACTCTTTAGAAAGACAACCCACTAGTGCGTATAAGACACCTCGGCGATGTGATTTAATGAGAGAAATCAGTAATACTACGGGCCTATAATTATCTATCTATATAATATATACTATTATGACCACCTCTCTCTGTAAAGGAAAACGCACGTCTCAACCAAACCGTTGTATTAAAATCAAGGGCTGTAACGTCGCCAAGGGAACAAAACGTTCTTTTTGCCGCAAGAAGCACAATAAGACTATAAAGGTCGACCGCAAGCCTCGCAGAAAAAGAAGAACCGAAGTATCTCGTGTAAAAGGCCGAAGTAATAAAACCGCGCACGCCCTAAAAAAACGCAAATAATTCGTCTATAAATAATAATTTAGCACAAGTCTAGATTATTATTTCTTATTTAGGTATGATATTATATCCATTTATTATCCATCTATATATTAGAGTAATGAGACGCACACGTTCCAAGAAATATATTTGTTACAAAGGTTATGGAGCTAACAAATCCAATAATCATACTGTAAAACAATTCACAAAAACAATGCGTAAACACCATATATACGATTGTTTAAACAATCTTTGTTCAGAAACAAAGGACAAACGGGTATGTGCTTTAAGTCGTAAATGTAATCGACGGAATAAACGTAAACGAAAATTTACTGCGAAAAAATGGGTAAAATGGGCACGTGCTCATTATGGGAAATGCGAAAAATAATAATTTAGCAAAAAATCTATATTATTATTTCTTATTTTGTAATAATAAAAATGACGCCATGACGTCTTTATTTTTCTCCGCATATTGCTCCGTTTGTAACTTGGACTGATATTCTTTTCGCATCATACGTTGCTGCATGGCCTTTTCTTGTTCTTGTAATAGACGATCCGCGTGTTGTTTTTCAAGAGGTTCGTATGAATGTTCACTGCGTGCTCTGTTAAATTCTTCAACTGACCCATATGTCTTGATATTATTAATGTCTTGTTCACTCACAGCCAATACACTTTGGTCACGATGAACTTTTCGCAAATCATCGAATTTCAACTTACTAAATGGATCACTGGTCATATATTTGTCTTGAAAGTCATCGTCATCATAAAAGTTATTACTTGTAGCAGAATCCTGATTTAATGACTGCACACCATTGTATTGTATCAAACCATTATTTTGTTTTTTTATTCGCTGAAAGTTATCATTCATCGCTTGTTTAGACATCTTTTCTTGTGGGACATCATACGCCGATTTTTCTTGTTGAAACCATTCATTCCGTTCGGTATTTGGTCTCACACCCATTTGATTTGCTTCAAATAATTCATTGAATTTCTCTTGAAATTTTTCGGATTTCATTTCTTGGACATTCTTCGTGATTTGTTTTGTCGTATTTGTATCTTGGTCATTATAATTGGGTTCATATGCTACATCTTTTGGCTGAATCGACCGGTTTTGGCGATTTTGATTATCAAAAAACTGAACAATTATATCAAATGCCTTTTTGTAAAACAGGAAATATTTCGCATCTAGTTTCGATTTATCGGGATGTAACATTAGCACTTTCTTCTTCGCCACCTTGAGATTTTCTATCGAAATATCATAACTATCGAGGTCAAATAGTCCCATTATCTCATCCAGTGAATAAGACTGTATAGTTAAATTATGGTTTGGTATAGACATGGATTACTAAATATTAATACTATAAATTATTCAAATAAATGATATTTATAATTCACACGTATATTTTTTTTGACGATTTTAAAATCCAATCAATATTATATGAATACGTCACAAGATCGTCATTCGTCAGGGGGAAAAAAACGAGGCAGAAGGGGGAGAAAGGTTACCGAAAAGGAGCTGATGAATGAATATAAATTCGAAACATCTCATAACAGTGTTCAGGAACAAAAAACAATGTATGAGAATATTCAATATTTATCACAGCGCGAGCAGGACATTTTTGAACAAAAATTTGCCGTCCCCAAAACAAAAGCCCAAGAAATTTATTCTTCAATGTTACGTAATAAAAATAAAAAAATAGTCATCGCAACCGGACCCGCGGGAACCGGTAAAACGATGTTTGCTACTGAAGCAGGCGTCCGCAATTTTTTATTAGGAAAATGCGAGAAACTGATTTTTACAAGACCCTCTGTATCCGTTGATGAAGATCTTGGATATTTACCTGGCACACTTGAAGAAAAAATGGCTCCCTGGGTTAGACCTATATATGACGTATTATATCAATTTATAACACCAAAAGAAGTAACCGAATTATTAGAAGACAAAATTATCGAAATATCTCCTCTTGGATACATGAGAGGTAGAACGTTTAAAAACTGTTGGATTGTGGCTGATGAAATGCAGAATTCAACTACAGCACAGATGAAAATGTTGCTCACACGTTTAGGTGAAAATAGCCGTCTCGTAATTACGGGTGATTTAGACCAACATGATAGACCAGATCTGAAAAATGGTTTAGAAGATTTCTTGGATAAATTTAGAAATACCCGGTCAGACAGTATTGGGAGTTTCGAATTTGAAAATCAGGATATTCAACGTGAAGAAGTTGTGAAAGAGGTTTTGGATATTTATGGAAGGGATGGTCTTCCTCAAGATTATTTAGATGCTATTAATGACGACGATAATGACGACGATAACAATGAGAAAATGTAATAGTCGATTTATTCAAATGTATAAAACTATTATATTGTTAAATTATATAATGGTTTTTAAAAAAACAGGAAATTGGTTAAAAAATAATATTGGACTTTCCAAATTACTAGAGAGCAAATTTGTTTTATATTTACTTGTGTTGATTGCTATTGTGAATATATATAGTTACGCAATGGAGGATGAACCTGTTTATGCCGGTATCATGGTAATCGTCGGCTTCCTTTCTACGTTTTTCAACAAAAATATGATTGTTATTATATTTACCAGTATCGCAATTACCAATCTCGTACGTTTTGGTATGGAACAATATAATAAAGAAGGATTTACAGGAGATTTATCGCAATTGGACAATTTAATGAATCATATGACGAATGATGATGATATAGCGAAACCCTCTGGTTCACCTCAAGTCGAAACCGACGAACCTGTTCCTGGTGAAATCGACTATGATAAAAATGCTACATTAAACGAAGACCCTACAAAAAGAGATGCTGAAATAGACAAATTTATCAAAAATTTAAATCCTGCTGGTTTATTAAAAAAAATGGAGACTGGTGTTGATAAAAAAAACGCTGCTTTAGCAAAGGATAAAATCAATTTAGCGTTGAAATATACTGATAAAATTGCTAACGAAAAACAACGCAACGGTGTAGAAAAATTACTTAATATACAATTAAAAATGTTGGACCATTTACTTACCATCTCACCTCTTGTTGATGAATTTAGAGATGTAGTCCAACTTTTAAAACTTTAAACGCCGATTTTATTATGAGATAATTATATAAATACTTTATTATGGCCGCTTTACTTCCTCTCCAATCACTTAATAGCGCATTGAACGCAGCCGGACGCGGATTAAATATAGGTGAATTAGTCACATCTATTAGCAATATTGGTATCGATATCATTAATTCAGCCCGGGGTGTTGGACAATATATAATGGGTGCTTATAAAGTCGGTCAAAATACATTTAGTCAGATTTTTAGTGCTCTGAAATGGGCTGGATTATTCGCATTCTTTTTTTCTACCATTTCTATGTTAGTTCTTGGTGGTAAAAATTGGCTAGACGGTTTATCCTCCCATTTAAATTGTGCTGGGAAAGAATTTAAAACTGGTTGGGAAAATCAGGGTTATATTATGGGCATTCTAGCAGAATGTTCTTGGAGTAAGTTTGAAACATTTCTTAATGGGTCATGCACTCGTTATTATATTATTGATATGACGTTTGGATTACTATACGGAATCTTTATCGAACTTCCTCTTATTCTAATACGTGCTATTTTAGGTATCGATTTACAGGCATTGATCGATATCTTTTGGAATCTTTTTATTGTACCATTGGATTCCATGTTTTATGCTTTATCTGGATTTCATATCATTAAATGGGACGACGCAATTATTAAACGCTGCTACCGTTGTAAAGGCAAATATACATTCGCGAATGGTCGAGAAGTTACTCTTTATAAGACTTGGGCTGAATGGGCTTCCCTAATGAATTGTTCTATCGAACAAATTGTTTCTGGATTTATGCATATTTTCACTACACTCATTCCTAGCCCAAAATGGGTGGCTTGGATGAATGGTGATAACAAGCGACCTCCCGATTGGAATCCTAAAGTATTAGGTTATTAATTTTTTCATTACGTAAACATTATTGTGTAGCATTATTATATAAATATAATAATGCCTCGTGGAGTTAAAAAAACTTGTATTCCTGGTCTATTCTGCATTGAGAATATGACTGTCTTCTTATTATTTGTTCTATTGGTCACAGTCGTCTATATGTATTACACTCATCTCATTAAACCTAGTTTAGAAAAAACTTCCACCACCTCTTTCTCACAACCTATTATTATTGCTCCCCCTATTAATACAGAGGTTGCTACTACCCATTTAATACCTATTCCTACACGCACAGTTGATCCATTAACGGATATCAACGCACCTCCTTTGAAAAATGAAGGGTTTGTTTTACCCATTAATATTAGCACACAGGGCCCTGAACTGAATTATAACCAAATGGGTATTTTAACAAGGGAACAAGGCAAAGATGATATGATATTACCTTTAATGGGACGTAGAAGTTCGACAGGTCGTGATAAATATCAATATTATACCATGTCAAACTCTTCCGGAAACATTAATACAAAATTACCCGTCAGTGTGAAGGGGCGCAGTTGCACCTCGGATTTAGGGTGTGATGAGATTTTCAATGGGGATAGTGTCTATGTCGAAGGATATAATGATACCTTCCGCGCCACTATCTACGAAAACGCACTTTTTAAATACATTCCTCTATAAAAAAATAGAATTATAATATAAATGTCTGATACTGAAGAAAACACTGATACACATGGCGCACTTATATTAGATAACAAAGATAACGACAATGGTTCTCATCATTGTTGGTTAAATGCTCCGTTATATGCTTTTACCGCATTTCAAAAGGTATTGGATGTATATAATTTACCTTGTTTTGATGAAAACCCATCATATAGTGAGAAGGATCTTGTTCATTTTAAAACAATTTATGATTTATTATTAAAATCACGTAATCCATATACAATATGGAATGGTACACATTATGGTCATATACATAAGGCTATATGTAATTATACAAATTCTTGTGGTGATTCTAATGAAATACTAGCTCTGAATAATGTTGGAGAATATAGCAATCCTCATCCTATAATGACTGCATTACTTGCGTGTTTAACAAAAAATTGCACAGATACACCACTATCTATTCATTCATATTTTATTAATAATACAGACTCACTAAATGAAGTAATAAATAACGCAAACATTATAGTATTTATTTCGGGAACACTGGCTATTGATAAACCTGATCGTGCAGGAAAACCAGTGGAGAATAAAGATGAAACCGATATTCAAGGACATTATGTAGCATATGTAAGGGGGGGAGATTCTCCAACATCTGATTCTTGGAAAAAATATGATAGCGGTAAAACAAATGAAGAGTATAAACCCCTTAATACATGGATTAGATTACCTCTTTCAGATAATAAGGCAATAGGTGTAATAAGTTTAGAATATGATAAAAAAATGGTAGAAGATGTTAAAGAGATAGTAGATTTCTTAGAAAAAAAATCATCATCAGTAGCAGTAGCATCAAAACCAGCATCAATACCACCATCGTCACCACCACCATCTCCTTTACCACTACCACCATCGTCACCAGTAGCAGTACCACCACCAAGAGCAGTAGCATCCAAACCTCTTTCGATAATAGAAATAATGAAAGAATTGGTATCTGAACCAGCAAATGGAGCAACAAATGGAGCAACAAATGGAGCAACAATAACACATGGTCAACCTACTGGAGCAACAAATGGAGCAACAAATGGAGCAACAATAACACATGGTCAACCTACTGGAGCAACACTCACCAATGAAGAAGTCGTCGAAATTATAAAACAGTTAAATGAAGTTTTTAGTAAAGTTCTGGGTACTGGTACTGGTGATGGTCGGGGTAAGGGTAAGGACAAGGAGGAGGAGGAGGAGGAGGAGAAGGAGGAGGAGGAGGAGGAAGAAGAAGAGGAGGAGGAGGAGGAGGTTCCAGGAGAACCAAATGAAGTGAAGGTTCAAATATTAGACCAAATGGTTGGTGATAATGATGAAGTAACAAGTGAGGTGG